GGTCCACTTTTTGAGTCAAAAGAGAAATTGTTAAACACTGCATTGTGTACGCCACTAACTAGTTCTTTTAATTCTTTTCCATTTTCTCCTTTCTTTATGGACTCTCCCATATTCCAATAATGCACAAGATTTGCTTTTGCACTGTGTATTCTGGGATCTGCAAAAATGGGACCTTTTACTAGTCCGGCCGGAAGCTCTCCGTTGTATAGTTCTGCAACTTGATTAGCATTCAAGGCAGCGCTCCACACTGTTACTTCGTCAATATTGCCATCAAAAAGGCGGCCTGTAGTTGTATTATCGCCGTTTCTTCTGGCTCCAATAAGCACATCAATCCCCGATTTAGTTGTACTGCCACAAGCTCCGGTGTCTGTCTGCAGTACACCATCGAGATATAACAAATGAGCCGCGGTGTTACTAACAAGAACACAATGATGCCAATTTCCGTCATTAATAGTTGAATTAGAAACAGACGTATTAGCGTTGCCGCCAACTACAGCGGCAAGATATCCCGAAGCTACATATAATTCATATTGCGCATTGGCGGCAGTACCGTCTTCTGCTAAGCTAATTATGGTGCCATTTTCAGCAGTAGTTTTTATCCACGCCGAAAGAGTAAAAAAGTCGCTGTCCGGATCAAAATTTAAACTTTTAGGCTGACCGACATTAAGAAAATCATCAACTCCGTCAAATAAAATAGAATGATTTTCTGCAACGTTGCTCTTAAAAGTAAATGCATAATGATGCCATTTGCTGTCTGCAACATCGGCATATGTACAATTGCCAATATTTAAAGTGTCAAATCCCGTATTTCCAGACATATAAGTGACATAAAATGGAGAAGTGGATGGATCCTTGCTAGCATCTGTTTCGATCCTTAAGCGACCATATTCAGAGCTTCCGGTAGTTGTTCCGTTTACAGCGTACGTATCAAAAATCACCATTTTTGATGTGGTTGCACCTCCTGCTTCAAAATCCTCTTTTTTCATCCAGAACTCAACAGTGTTTCCATCATTTCCATCAATTTTAAGATTTGATTCTCTGTTTTCTGATTGATCAAATATATTTGAGTAGCCGCTTTTATAATCACCAGATTTATCGTTTGGTGCTTTGCCTGTTCCTCTGTTGCTCGGGTGTGGGCCACCTTTAAAAATTATATATTCACCCACCGAACTACTAGAATATAAGTTAGAGGTTGTCCCTTGAACGCCCCAGCCACCATTTGCCACATCAGGATCGGCTGAGAATTTTATATAACCGTTTGTTCTGGGATATTCTTTATCGAAAACATGATTGTCAAAAAAGGATGAACTATTGTGCCATGCAATTCTCTCATATAATGAGCCATCATATGGATAGGTTTTGTAAATTCTTTCAATTGCATCGCGATAATACTGTTCTGCAGAACCAAATTTAGCAAAATTAGCGGGATCTGAAAAGTCTATGTGGGGGACAAAGCGTTCTTTTTGTTCGACATATGCTCTGAGGTAATTAAGCGATTCGACCTCTTTTCCTAGAGAATCGATATCAGTCAAATTAACAATTGTAGGGTCTTCTTCATTAAAATATTTTTTAATATCGTCGTGCATCCTGTTCTACTCTACCCTAAATTTAAAAATATCAGGTTGCTCCGTATATTTACCATTTTCATAAGCAACCAATTTAATTCCATACATATAATCATTCTGCAGTATTGACATGTCTAAGTCAAAATAACTTCCACTAACATCATAAGACAATCTGGTGTGGTTTAAACTTCCTGTTCCGTAATCGATTATTGTATGATTGTCTTTAACTCTAAATATTTTATAATAAACGTCCTCTATAATATCGGTTTTAATGTTCTTGGTTGCCTTTGTGTAAATAGTTGGGGACCAATCTTTTTTTCTAGTAAACAATCTAAATCTGGCTGTCTCCTTGTCCGAATAAATTGGTCTTAAGTTTTTCATATTCATTACATAATTTGCATTCGGATCGATCTCTGAAGAATTAAAGTCGTTTGTAGATATTGCGCCCGTAAAATACTGATGTACGTGCGGATTTGCAAACGTTCCGCTATGCCAAACATCATATATAGTTGTTAAGCCCGATGTTCCAGTAAGGGCAAACGAAGCAGAATAAATACCAGTAGAGACGTAACTACCCGTTATATTTAAGACATGGGCCCCTCCTGCCGTTGGCTCAACGTTATATGGGTTCCAAAGTTTTTGCTGTGCTGTTTCCAGCGCGGCAGTATTATCTGCAGAGCCAGAGTATATGCTGACCAAAATAGAACCTGTAGTGCCAACTCCTGGAATATTCTTCAATTGGCCTCTTACGTAATTATATAAATATATCGTGTTTAAGTTATCTTCTCCAGGTGCAATGGAACTACTAAAGTAAAAGTTTGACCGGTTGTCTTTTCTGGAGGAATCCCATCTCGCTTCGATAAGGGGCCGTTTAAAGAAAAACTCACTGCCTCTTGCAAAAAACTTTTTAGTATAATAGGAGCGCGCAGAGCCACTAAGGTTTTTTAACACTCCGCCACTATCAGCTTCATCATGGTGCGCCTCTTGTGTTCCTGTTAGAAAGACTCCAACGCCATATCGAGCACTAGATTTATTTCCATAAGTATTTCCAGCAGAATTTAACCATTGTTCAACAAGAGGCGTGATATCAAGTTCTAAATCTTCGCGACCGGTTTCAAAACTTTGATGAAAAGAAGAATCTGGATGGAAATCATAATCACCACCAGTCCTAGTCCACAAAGATGCTAGCGAAAAGGCTGTGCCTACATTTGTGCTTGTATTGGCGTTCCAATCTGGAGAGGAGGATACTGTAATATCTTTAAGGCCGCGAGTGCCAGTGACTGATTGTGTCATTGTGACAGTGCCGCCATCAACAGTAACAAGTATAGTGCCATTATGACCATTTGCGCTCTCGACAATTTGTTTGAAATTTGCTGCGGCGGCCTCATCAGTTGCGCCAGTGTTAAATTCTTGATTGGCCGCATTGGCATCAAAACCGGTCATGATTTTATAGGTTTTCGCTACGTCTCCGGCATCTGTAATGGTAATTGTTGCCTCATCAGCATAAGTTCCCGCGGCATTGCCGGTATTCGTAAAGGTGAAAGTTGCTGTAGCTGCGTTGAGGGCCCTTGAATTAATCCAGTTTGCCCCCTCTCCATCGCGAGTCAAATCCTTATAGGACTCCATATCCAAACCAAAACCTTCTTCCCAATCTGTTGTGACTGCTGACGCTGTTAAAGTAAATTGCGCAGGAGTTGTAGAAGCATGCTCTGCATTAAACATTCTTAAATAAAAATTAACTTTTCCAAAGGCTGGAAGTGTTCCGGCTGTTCTGTCGCTTTCTATAGTAGAAATTGGGAAATTTACCAAGACGCGAGACAATTCGGCGCTTTTACCGCTCGTAGAACTACTAACTTGGTTATAAATAGAAAAAACCTCTAAACTATCTGAAGCTCCCATGTTGGAGCCGGTGCCTCTGGTTTTCATATCAAACTCAAACGCGTTTGTTATAGTTGTGTCTGCACTAGCCGTGTATCTTAATATTGACATTATTTAACAGCCCCTTTGATGTCTACATCTGGAAACTTAATTTCAAAAACTCCATTTTCTGGCATTGCAACATATCTGCCGTCTGGTGAAGTGTAGTAATCAACATTAAATCCAAGTTGTGAATATGAAGAATCAACCTTTTTAATAATTTTCACTTTAAGTGTATCAGAAACTCCTCTCACCCTGTTTAAAGTTGAGTAAATCTCTGTTATATAAAGCGGTTCTCCAATATTGTAACTATAGTTTGTGTATTTTCTTCTTAAAGCATCTGTTGCAGCCTCTAAAACATCATATTTGTTTGCCGATAGCATGCTAACTATCTCAAATTCAATGCCAATGTTGATAATTTGTGCATCCAATATATCAATTGTGTCGTTGATCATTTTGTATCTGTTAATCCACGTTTTAAGGTTTCTTTTAAGTGGCGTGTTAGATTGAATCAACTTTCCGCTGACATCTTCTGAAAGAATATAAAAATTTAAATTTCTCTTAAACGAATTTACATCTGGTATAATATGACATTTTTTAATTGCACCGTATTTTCCCGGCATTCTATAGACAAGACTTTGATAGTCTTCTAATGTTACGGCCCGATTTTGAGTTGCAAATGTGTTTTTTATTCTATGTTTAATTTCTTTAATGGTTGGCTGAGTTATGTCGCCCAGAATCGGCTCTTCATTTTTCACTTCCAAAGAACCGACAACCTCATTCATTGTAGATGAGTTTAGTTGGACGCCCTCTAGAGCTGAAGGGAATTCTACCCTAGGGCCATTAACGCTGGTTACAGAATCGGTTGCGGCATTGGAATTCATTGAAGTGTTGACGCGATAAACAACTTGTAATGTTGTATTTGCCGGGCTCACCCCCAGTTTGTCAGTGCCTAATAAGTTGGCCGGATCAAACGTTTCATCTACGATATGATCTTTTCCGTGTAGTTTCAACACAACTTCGCTTGGATCTTTAATACTTTCAGTTTCTGACGATAGCTCGACTTCAGCGCCGTAACCAAACTGTAAAAAGGTTTTACCAAATTCCTTTACAACAACAAATCTTCTTGGAACTGACAATGGTTTCATTATACTAGGGACAACATCTTTATCTGCGCCTGTATTTGAGACTGGTATATATATTGTATCTTGAGATAAATAATCTACTTCATAATATTCATTTCCTAGTGAATCAATAACAGAAACAATTTCAGAAATAGTATTGCCGCCTGCTAACTCTGCGCTATAATACGGCTGATAGTCCCCCACTTCAATAAAGTCCATTGTCATATCGCCAGAAATTACGGCGCCTTCGCTTTTAATTGCGTAATAAGTTGTTGCTGAAGTGTTATCATCAAATTTAGCAGCGATCACTTCCGTGTCTTGCCCAGAAAAATCAACGTCATTGGTCAAAATAAAGTTCCCGCCGCCTTGCGAAGAAAATGAAGTGCCGCGCTTTAAAATCGGCACATAATCAGAATTTACTCCAATACCATTGGCGTTGGCGGGCACTAAAACATACAAGGAAACTTTACCAAAAGAAGTTGAAAAATGTTCAAAATTATATCCAGTTTGTTTTCCCAATCTAATAACATTGTTGACTTCCACTGCTGTATCTAAGAAAGATTCGTTGGCCTGATAGTCTAAATAAAATGAAAGTATGTCACCAGTATAGGCAACAGTATCCAACATTAAGGCGCCAAAAGAGGCCTCGTTAAAATCTTTAAATGTCTTGGGGTAATATTTTTTTGCATACGAAACTAAATCGCTTCTAATCGATGCAAAGTCTCTGCTAGTATATTTAATAGGTACATTTTCTTTTTTTGCCATTAATTATAAACCCTTATAAGTTTAAACTAAATAGTTTCATCAATTGTTATTTCTAGCACATCTGTCAAGTTTAAAGGCTTAACAGAGTATTTAATTCTTAGATTTATTCCATTAAAATCTTCCACACTATCAGAAGAATCCCCTAAAGCTAATATTTCTGGTTCCACTTCTATGAAGGGCATATATTTAGCAACTTGGCTGTCAATGGTATATAAAATTTCTTGATGAACCGATTCTATGTTATGTCTGAATAAATAATTTCGAATACCCACTCCAAACTCCGGATCCATAATCCTTTCGCCAGGCGCAGTTAAAACTAAATGTTTTAAATTTTGCGCAATAACTTCCTTATAAGTTTTTGTCAACGTATAACCATCGGTATAATCAACAGTAAGAGGTAATTTAGGTGAAAATCCTTCCATTTATTAATGTTCTCCGCTTCATATCTAAATAGTGTAGGTGTGAATTAATTTATTATATTTTAACTCAACAATTTGAATTCAGTTATAGCGTTTTTAAATTGAGACTCTAGTTCTTCCACCAGCTTTCCACTTTCAAGCTCTTGAATTGCAATAAATAAAATCAAGGCATACATCCTCTTCTCGTTGTGAGTATATGACGATTGTAATATAGTATTAGCCCCCTGACACTTGATTTCACTCCATTTGGTTTGTGTCATCTCTGAACCGTTAATGGAGACAATATCTGTACCTGGGCTTAGAGTGGTCTCTATGCTCTGCTCTAGTTCTGACCATTTATCTACACAACCAATTTCCCATGCGTTTTCGACGGGCAAGGGGTCGCTTGACACAGGGGCTTCCGGGGGTTCTTGACAGTATGGCCCATCCTCAGAGAGATTAATTTCAAGCATTGCCAACTCTCCGGCATCGTCATAATCAATTTCTATTTTATCTTTAGGGTTATCAGCACTCTTTGCGGCCTCAAAAATTGCTTTAAATTCATTAACAGTTGCCTCGAACTCTTCAAAGCGATTAATATATTTTGCTTTTGCTAGGCAATAATTATAGGTCTCCGCGAAGAAGGGACCTAAAATTTCTTTATTTGGATCAGACATATATTCTTCACATGTCCACCCCGCACATACATAAGAGTAAAGTTCGCCTGGAGATTCAGGAGTGCCTATTCCCTTGCCGTTTATAACATCGTTTAAAAGCTTGTGATGACTTTCTTTTAACTCTTCTCTAAGTTGAAGGAACTGTGCAGTTCTCTCAAATACTTCCTCTAGGCCTACAATGGCGCCATTGGGGTTTTCTGTAGATTTAAGAAGTGCTTGCCACAGCCTAGTTTGGTCAAAGCCGTATGTGTGTTTATCGTCAGCGTCAAAAGCAAGAATAATATCTTCAAGGCTTTCGTCCGTCACTGAACCGGCTGCTTTATAGAGCATGCCCAATTTCAAGATTTGAAACTTCTTTAGTTTTTCTAGTTCGGGCACTTCAGGAGGTGGTTCAAGTGGGCTTGGCGGCAATGGTAGACACTTTTTGCCGTCATTCTCCCACCAGTCCCAATCCCACCAGCCATCAGTTAGTTTATTTAAATAATACATAACGATACCAGGAATAGTCCATGGCATTTTGCACCATGTTGGATCAATTATCATTACCAATATTTTTAGTATGGCTAGCGGTGAAAGAGTGAAAAGCTTCCCTAAATCCGGGGGCCATGCCACACCTATCATATTAGCTATCATACAAAGTATTTCGCCGTTTTCACTTCCACAAGGGCCGTCGCCTTTTTTACACATCCAGCCCATCCAAAGCTCCCACGAATCAAATTCATCAGTATCATGAGTTGCTCTTTGGGCCAACATGCATGTATAAAACGTTGTGCGCAATAAACGCTTAGTTGACTTAAACATATCCTTGTACTCTTCTGATTCATATGATTTTTGAATAAGATAAAGTGCCAAGAAGGAAATTGAAGCTTCCAGATCGTACATGTTATATAAGAGGCCGTTGTCTTTTCCCCAAGGTGTTTTTAGCTTTTCCTCTAAGCGTTGCATCAAATCTTCTTTTGGATATTCTTTGTATATATTAATGTCTTCCCTATAGCGTAAAAGCTTTGGAGAACCGCCGCCTGCAATAACAGGCACATTAACCTCTGCAAGGGGAACGCAATATATTTCCGGAGATACAAATAATTTTTTTTCTTGTTGTGCAGTCAGGTGAAGTATTCTTTCACGAATAATATAGCTATTTTTTGCAGCGATAGTTGACATGTCAGTTTCATTAGCAGCATCAAGCGAAACCGAGGCATCCCAGAAGTCTTGTAAAACCTCTATGTAACCATCACCATTGGTTTTCTTTGAGTTCCAATAACCTGTTTCATAAGTATCGTCGCCGTCAAAAACGTCTTCATAGGAATTGTAAGTTTGAAATGAGTTTTTTAAATTAATTGTGGGCCCATACAAACTTGCAAAGTGTTTTTCTAAATATTCTTCATAATGTTTCACCATTTGTGGAATATGACTCACACTCTCGCTGTAACCTAATATTTCTCTTGCTTGTTGCATTGAAACCCAAAACTCCCAGCCTTGCGTATGATTTAGATATCGCGGAACACCTACTGGGGGCAGATTCTCAAAAACTCGCAGTGTATCTACCTGGACGGCGGCCTTCTGGGCGTTTATTTTAACTGGGCCGCCCTTCCAATAACCATTTGATTCTTCCGCAGTAATTCTAAAATTTTGGGTGTTAGGATAATTAACACCGCCGTATCCGATGAAATCGGTGTGGAATCCGCCCTTAATTGCATCTAAGATTAATCGCTCTCGATATTCATGAAGTTCTTTGGCCCAACGTGTCGGATTATCTTTGTCTGCCAACCCTTCGTTGGATGGATCTGGAAGCACCGGTACATTTTCTGAGCCGTGCCATAATCCAACTTTATCTGCACTGAGTTTATCTGTGTCCCAAGAACCGCCCAGTGGAAAAACATAAACCAGTCTTAATCCGTATTCCCATGAATCGAAAAACTCATGAGCATCAATATCGGGATCATATTGTTCTGATCCAACGGCACCAAATATATCATATAGTTCTTCACTGCCAAATTCTTCAATAAAGTCTGTTAGGTTTAAATAAGCCCCTTTTCTTAGATCTAAATAGCCAGATTCAATGAGATTCTTTGCGCCTTTTGCTGTGCCGGAATATTGAACATATGTGTTAGCATCACTAACCAGTTCTTTGGCTTGTTCCCAATCTTTCTTATGAGCCTCAGTGGCAGCTTTGACTGCCTCAAGAGCCATTTCCATGTCTTCGATTGCTTCTTCGTAGCCGCCCCACTTGCCGACCTTTTTGAGATCTAATAGTTTCTGTTTAGTTGACTCCTGCAGGACGAAGGATTCATGGTAGGCTTCTTTGTGGCTGTCCGCCGTTGCCTGCATGCCGGGCAAAATAAGAGAGTGACCTTTGAGTTTGTCTAGATTAAACGGCTGGAATTTTTTATCTCCGGCACTAATGATCTTTGGCGTGCCGTCCTCAAGTGTTGTTTGCTTTATCTTAATATATGGTTCGAGCACAAAGGCGCCTTTTTTGCCATATATTTCCCAAGCACTTCGCTTCATCATGATTTGATCTACTTGATCGCCGTCAGGGTCGGCCGGGCCGTCTGTGAACCCGGGTACAACCGCATAAAAACGACCAAAAGACTGACCTTTAGACGCTGTTTTGCCGCCCGCTTGATTTCCAAATTTTGAGCCAACCCATTTCAAGTGAGAGTCTTTATACACTAATCTAGGCATCCAGTGTGAATGAAGATCTTGCTCAAACAAGAATTTCAAGTCAACTACATCCTCAATAGCTTTGACTGTTTGGGATTTCCAGCTTCCTTTTTTATCTGGAAACTTGTCAAACAACTTAGCCATATATGCATCAAAATTTTCAGGTCCGGTACCCAGATATTCGCCCTGACTGGTGCCACTATTGGTCGCAGAAAGATATATATCCGGAGCCTCTAGGCGCATAACGTTCTTGAGCCACCATTGATACATATTTGGATAATCGCCTGAAATATAAGAAGGCATATCCAATTCAGAAAATTTCTTGCCGAAGAATTTTGAAACTTCTTTTATTTCGGTTTTCATCAAGAATTTGAAACCTTCTATACTATAAGGATTTTTTTCAAACATTTCTTTTGGATAGACTTTTGCACCTTCCAAAACATTACCAGGATCGTCGGTATCAAAAGGATCTGCCAAATATGAAAGAGGGTTGCCGTCTTTATCTTTGCCTCCAGACTCTTCTGCTTTTTTTGCCAGTCGAAATACAATTTTATTTGCCATGGCAAGAATATGTGCCTGGTATTTGGGATGAAAGGGTCCGTGCTCATATTTTTTTGTTTCTTTGTTCAATATTAATTTAGCTGGTGCAGCTGGTATTGGTAAGTCTTCTGTATATACACCGGGTGGCCTAAGTTTTTGGCCCGGCTTGGCAACCGATCCGGCGACCTCACTGATGTCCATAGACTCTAAATCATGATACTTGATTTGAACGACTTTAGGTCGGTGGTGTCTCTTGTACATATTTGTGTGTGTAATAAATGTATTTTCCCAATCCAATTGTATAAACTCATCAACCGCCTTCATTGTCACATAATCAATAAGTGCTTCCGAGCGTAACGGGCCGTCAATTTCCATTTCCCACAACATTGGCAGAAGTCTAAGGGCCGTTTCAACTGCATATGTTCTCGCAATAGTTAAAACCATTCCTTCGGCCGCGGAAAGGCCAAAAAAGCTTGGATCGTGACCCATTTTTGGTTGTTGTTCTTCACACTCTAATTCCTTTTTTCTTGTTCTTATTTTTGTTTTTATTTCATCTACTTTTAATATACTTCCATCGGGCAACGGCACACAACCAGAACCAATTCCAGTAACTTTAGTGGGTATAAGACTGTAAAGATACTCTTTTACATCCTTCTCTCGTCTAAAGAAAAATGATTGGCCAAGAAATCTAGCGGAGCCCCAAACTATTTCATCGTGCATAACCGCAGCAAAACGGTAATGTCCCATAAACTCTGCTAGGCCGCCGATGTTATCAACGCCATGGACGGCGATAGAGAGTTCTTTAATGTGCTCTTGTGGATTATCATCCTCGGGAAGAACAAAAATTGCGGACGCGTCTGCGGTGTATGCCTGGGGGACATATATTGCATCTATATTATCAGAAAAACGTTTTTTCATAAACGATTCTAAATATACACTATTTATCGGTCGTCGCGAATCGTTAAAGGGGCCAACGTTTGCTTTGCCCGGTCCGGTTTCAAAGAAAAAGTCCGAACCTTTGAATGGATATTCGAACTTTTCAGCTAGTTTCTCGTTTAATGGTAATAAATCTCCATAAAACCTGCAGGTGTCTTCATCTAGATTGTTGGCTTCAGACTTGCTGCCCTTAATGTAGTTCCACTTATGGTCAGATGGTACCTTAAGGGCGGTCCAATCTGAAAGCTGCGTAACAGCGTCGTTTAACCGCAAAAGGTACCTTTTATCTGTTTTGTTGGTCGGGCTAAAAGGATCATCTGCTCCAAAAACATTAGGAAGCAAAGACAATATAACAGGCGAGGACTGCAATAAGCCGATGTCCGGCTGCAAGCCCAATTTATCTTGAGTTCCAAATTTTTCTGCCATTCTCCAAGCATTTAAAGAAATATACGAAGGAGTTTCAGCATCTAACACGTAAGAATCTAACATATCACTATTCTTATATTGGTGAATGTTCCTTAAAATATAATTCGAGGCCACATATGCATGTCGAACTGTCCTATCGTTTCTCAGTGATGAATATATGTTAAACAGTATTGGTTTCGCATATATTCCATTGGAATTTCTGGCAGCTGCACGGTTGGCTTTGCCTATTAAGCTGTCTTGAGCCTCTGACATATTATCATTCCAACCCCACGTGTCATTTAGGTCAGTTCTGCCAACACGATTGCCGTTTTGATCTGTTTCATCACTAAGACCCAATCCCAAAGGATTTCCAAATGTATTTTTACTGGTTAATTTTGTTATGAAATAAGTCAGATCTCCTCTAAACTCATGATCAATTGGTTCAAAAAGTTGTTCCAAAACCATGTCGTTTGTAAATTTGGTTGGACCCACACTTCCGCGCTCAATGAGGCCCGGGCCGTCAGGGCCACAAAAAACAGGAGGAGGTTCAATAAGCTCATCTTGCATGGCCATATCTAGCGCCCAATCTAACAAAGCTTCATGATCTAGCTTGTTTTGATCAAGTACATTTTCAATTTGTTCTTCTGTCGCATTTCCGTCCAATAAATCTTCTTTTAAACTTTGTATGTTGGGTGGAGGTAGACAAACCTCATAAAGCGATGCTTTCTCCTTTCCCTCCATAATATTAGAACAGAAAGAGTTGTCAATATAGTTTTGAAATCCACTGAAAAAATCGATAATAGAAGCGTCTGTAATATAGCTACTGTCGGATTCTTGTAATTTCGAAGCGATAATTTCATACTTAGCTAAAATTAGATTTCTAATAATGGTTGTTGTTGTTAACGTCGGCTTTCCATAGAACAAGCCACAAAGCTCAATCTGCGAAAACAACAATTCTAAATCTCCCATTAAATTTAGCAGTTCTTCTGATGTTGCAGCAATATCCGCTGGGCCTAGTTTGCCGGGCTTAAGCCCCAAATTCCCGGACATAGCATCAAACAGTCCAGAAAAGTCTTCGTTTTCCGCCAACATATCGTCGAAACTGGCACTACCGGGAGTCGCATCGTCTTCCGGATCACCATTTTCTAACCAATCCATAAAATTATTACATGCATCTATCAACTCTTGCAATAATTTTTTTACGAAGAACAGTACAGCTGCAGCTATAGCTTGGGCTGCCATTTGTCTAAGAATTTCTATTATTATTTTACCAAGATCATCTATCTGGAGTTTTGGCCTCTTTAAGGTAAGACTCCTTTTTTTCGCGCTCCAGTCTGGTGGTAAACCGGCAAAAAATGCATAAAGATCTTTCATTAACTGCCACAACTCTTTAACCATTGGAATAATGTTTTTACAAATTTTATCAATCAAGTTTGGATCTTGTAGGTTTCCAATGGCGTCCATCATCATATCATTGGCTTCTTCAAGGCCGTCTGCAAATTCTTCAGACATCGGGTAAATTGGATCGCCTAGAGCGGCCATTCCTTGATCAACCTCCACTAGTTGTCTCAGTCCCCATAACTGGTCGAGCCTTTCATCTAGTGTTGTGTCCATATATGCATCGACGTCTCCAGAGCCGCCTTGGGCCGCTTTAAGCGTCTCTAGCGCCTCGATCTCTTTGTCTATCTCTTCTTTCTCTTGGGCCAAGGAAAACTTTTCTGAAGCTTGAACAGTTTGTTTCTGTCTATAATCATTTAAGCCTGCCGCGAGTGCCTCATTGCCCTCCATAAGTTGTTCCAAAAGGCCGCTGTTTTGCAACTGCTCCATGAATCTTTCAAAGCCAATATATTTCATGGCCTTTTTGCAAAGAATATATAACCAGTTTTCTGGGGCTAGGCAGCGAATAAGCTCTACAACTAATGCCTGAACGTCTGCTTGGTTTAAAACTTCATAGTAAATATCGTCAAATGTGTTTGGCCAGTCATGAAGGCGTAATCTTTTTGGTTTGGCTGGAAGGTTTTCGAAAAACCCATCTTGTATTTTGTCATCCCAATTTTCAAGATAGCTTAAATATTTGTCAACGAAGTCTTTATCTTCGACCGACTCTTTTATCAGAGCACGGTTTCCGGCAGAGGCCAATGGATTGTTATCTAAACTTTTCCTAATTTTTTCAAGAGCTATTTTTGGATTTGCACTGTATGTAAAAGTTAACTTTTTACCGGCTGGATCTACTGTATTGTCTTTTAAAAACTTCTCCGGTGGTAATTGCGATGGGTGTGTTTTTGCTTGTCTGGGAACAAACGCTGCCAACTTCTCATTTTTGAATCCATTTTTGAATCCATGTAGTTTGGAAATGTACCCAATTGTTCTTTTATTTACCACGTCTGAGCTTTTAAAGTCTGCCAACTCTCTAAGGATCAAGCGAGTGTTTGCAATTGCTTTGTTCTTTGTTTTGTCGGAATTCCACGCAGTATCAAGCCTGCCAATTGCAATCCTACCACCTTTTTGCAGGGGCTTCCCGTCTGTCTTGAATTTTCCTGCTGGTTGATATTCTACAACATACATTATTTCCCACGATGTATTTACTGCAATTTCTACAATATTTTCTTTGTCTCCCCAGCGCGTTTGTTCTTTTATCATTTCCATCATTGCGCCTGCTTTTAAATCTTTAGCCATCGATGTTAGTGGCGCCCATTTTGTTTTACTTTTGAGATCAACATCGGGGGTTTTATACTTATCTTCGGCCTCATTCATTGATTTTTCTGTAAAACCAGCTTCTTCGGCCTCGACAACTGTGCCGAAGCCCGGTCTTCTTGGTGTACTACGCACACTCGAAACAGCTTTTACACGGCCGGAGGCATTACTTATAAACTCTTTTAACTTGCTTTTAAATTTTTCAAGATTCTCAGCCTCTTTTTCAAAAGTAAGATTGATTGGTACCTTCTTCTCCTTCTCACTTTTTTTGTATTCTACCTTAAACTCTCCCTGCTCTTTTGTCCAGCGTCCATAAAACTTAAAAAGCTCAATCATAGCATCTAAATCACTATCAATGTCTCCAATTTTGAACACTATTGAGGCGGCTGGATTTAAGTCATCCATATTGATGGTTTTTGGAGAACCGCCAAGAAGTTTTTCGTCATCCGGTAATTCATCCAATAGACTATTTCTAATTCCGATTAGAAAGCGTAGGCCCGGGCCTACCATTTTAGCCGTATCGTGCGCGCCTCTAACTTCAATATCGTAGGCGCCAAATTGAATTGGACTATCTTTTGAGCCAACTCCCAAGTTGTTAATTTCTTTAGATATTTTTCCCCAAGGACTTCCAGGTTTTGGATATCCGTCACTGTCAAGGCCAATTTTCTTTCCTGATAACTTTAGAACAGGAGCCAAACTAAGAAGAACATAGTCGATAAAATTTCCCTTGATAAGATCTGCCATACCATATGGACTAGTCAAATCAGGGTTTATGCCCGGGTTTCCGCGAAGGGCATGAGCCATATCGAAATTAAAAGTATCATAGATATAATAGGACCAATCAGTTCCTTCTAGTTTTGAAATTTTTCCGCGCGGATTGTCCTTTCCTTCGTAAACGTCTGCCCACCGAGGAGTATGAATAGAGCTAATGTCTTTCTTCCAAGACCAAACTAAGTTCTTTTCTATTGCTAAAAGGGGAAACTCTAGAGGCTCATCATTCTCAAAGTCATAAACCAGACTAAATTCACTATCAGTATCGAAAATATCCTTATTGTTGGCCCATCTTTTGTACCATTTAGTGTGCTTATATTTTTCTACAATTTGTTCTTTATTTAACTTTCCCATGTTCCCTCTATTTAACTAGAATTAAAAATAAAATTAATTAGTATTGTTATACCTACTGCAAACATATGCACTACCATTCGGCATTACATAATCCTTCCTCACCGACTCAAGGTTTGCAACGTTGTTTTCCAACGATTGCATTGAGACGCTGTTGAGTCTGAGGTTTGCTGCTGCAGCAGGAGTGTTTGCGGAATTGGCATTTGTCATAGCGCCAGCGACACCGTGTACGTGTTTTCCTAGTTGTTTATTCAGTTTTATGCACTCGTTTACAACACCCTGCACAGTAAAATTCAAATCCATAATCATATCAACAATCGCGTGTACACACTCCGACATGAAGAACCCTCTAACCAATGGTTGCAGCCCGTCCTGTTCGTCATCTTCTGGTATATTTCCTGCTATTAAACTAATCCCCTGTATTGTCGTCGTGGGGACTCCATATGAGTTCATTTTATCTGGTGCGGTAACTAATTTAATACTCTCATTTGCCATTATTCTAACCGCATCTGCCTTAATTGCGACAGCAGACTTACCCTCTGAGTTTCCTGAGCGTTCTCTCACTAAATTAAAATTTATATCTACATCTGTTTTTTGACTTATATAAACACGTGCAGAATCAGTGGCAAAAGAAGGCACATCATCATCTTCTGGGACATGCGGTACAAACATGTTATCAACTTTAAGTTCGCCGCCATCTGAAGGGTGAACTTCCATTGGTACCGGATTCATTCTACCAACCACAAGATCAATCATTCCGGCCTGAGAAAAGCCATAGCCGCCGTATCCGGATAGTGTACCTGCAGGTCTGTCTCTTCCCAAAACAATCCAAGAGTTGTTTGAGTTTTTAAGTACAACCTCACAGGGCGCTTTGTTGAAATTTGGGACCGGCTCAACTTTTAAAGTACAATTCATTCCCATCTCACTCAGCGGAGGTTTGGGCGCCATGCCTGTTGGGTCGCCAGTGCCCAGTAAAAACTTTAACGCTGAAAAGTTTTTTGTCAATAAAGAGTTTAATGCTGCTTTTTTTGAGGGGGACAGGCCCGAAACGTCTGACGCTTTCTTATCTACCATTTTTCACCTTTTTCTTATCTATCTTTCCTATCTATCTTCTTTTTCTGCGATGCTTTCTTTTTTGCAACGCTTGATAACTCTTTGGATTTATCTCCATGCATATAAGTTGCCGCTCTATACCACATCCTCTGGCCTTTCTTTAGGTATTTGTTAAGCAGTGCATCCGTTGGAATCGGAGACGGACCAAAGCCGACGCCACCATATTTTTTCGGAAATGTTTCTGATGCTACCGCTAAAGTTATATACCAAGCCTCATTGTGTTTAAACCCTAAACTTCTTGTAAGGATATAATATTCTAGAAACAGGCCATCGGTGCCTTTTCCTATCCATCTTGCTGCGGCAGAAATACCTGAAACTTTTTGTTTTTTTCCAACGTTCTTTGATGTTAGGCAATTTTGCCACCATTTTTTAGGGGTTATTCTACCTCTTCCAGAATATTCGCCGCTAACAGTACCCCAATGAAAGCCAAAGTCCGGATCACCGCGTTTTGTTTTAAGTGCTGGAAAATCAAAATTCAAATAGTCGCTTGTTCTTGCGGGTTTAAATCCCCAAGAATATACAGATTGAGGAGGGGTTCTTACCAAACTAGAAACCAAATTATATAATAAGATGACCTGCCTTTCGTCCGGTAAAAAATAATGACCCCAGCGAGCCCATGTCAATCTTCCTTCCCAGAAATTGTTAGTGACACCTTCGTTTGGGCCGGTTTCTAAGCCCGGCGTACCATATGGGCCCATTATATAGGCTGGGGCGCCATCTGGTAGTTTTTTAGAGCTTACCCAATTATTTATTTCAGATTTAAAGCTACTAAACTGCGCCAGACCCTCCAATATATGAGGTTTCAATCTAGGATCCCAAGCAACGCCAGCTTTTTTAAAGAAAGCTTTTCCATCACCAGGAGAAGAAAGCACACATCCGACCGCATTTTTTGAAAATGGACCTTTTATATCTTCAAAAGTAAGGCCATATGGAATATTTACTACGATTGCACATGTCTTTTTCCTACTCGGCTGTTCTTTTACTAAGTTTTTATACACCACATTATAATGCATCAAGGGATCCTCATCTAGGTCATAATATGGCTCGAATCTAGAAGTGCCACTTTCGCGAAGTATAAGCATTCTAGTTTGTTTTCTTTGTTGCAACTTCTTGTGTGGAGGCAATACATATATTTTTCGATCTGGGCGATATGCAGGATTAGTTTTGTGGTGCTCTGCATCAACGTGAGTCAATGTGCCATATTCAGTGTTTGGCACTATTGAGCGACGTTCTAAATTGAAATAATCTGATGTTTTGTCTATATAAATCTCATGACGAGAGGGTGTCATTGTTGACAGAAATCCTTTATTTTTCCTTTCTTTAAGAAATCTTGTCCAATCAGGCGGAGAAGCTGTCTGCGGAAGTGTGCCGTCACCACCAGAAGCATTGGCAATTGCATCGGCTGCAGCCTCTCTGCTAATTATATTAACCTTAGCTGGGTTTGCATTATTCTTTGGGCCCAAATATACGCCATCTGTCCAGTCTATTCCGGCGCCTTGATATCCATAACTAACCCAAATTAATTCATTTTTTTCTGGTTTGCGTGGCCCACACATCGAGCCAATAAATTCAAAAGTGTGTTCTCTCATTTGAATCAAATGGATGTCATCGCCTGATTCTGGGAACGGCAAGCAATCAACAGTATTAATATACGCAGTTACTGAAAAGACTTTCTCCGGAGAAAGGCCAAACAAAGCTGCGCGTTGTGCCTCCGGGTGTGTATCGTGAGGAAAATTATAGTCTTCGTTAACCTTTAAAACAATTGCTAAATACTTACCGCGGTGCAGATCTTGTTTCGCTGGTCTTGTATTTTCAAGAGCTAATTCTCCGGCTGCGGCGGCGGCAGGATTTTTATTATTTACATAAGGATCGACCGGAGATTTGGCCGATGGTCGAGTTTCTACTACGTTTGGCCAACCTCCCGGTCCCAATTCTAATGTTGGGTCAATCCCTTTGATTTTAGACATTATTTATTTTCCTGTATTAAATCAAATAATTCATCTTTATCTTTACTAGATAAGTTTGTTAACTGTTCTTTTGAGTCTTTTTTATGCAAAAGGCCGGTAATTTTTACCAATTGTTCGTTGGATCTCTGTAGTGTTTCTACATATTTAGCAGCGATCAGGCCCAAGTCTTGATGAGAGTCTTCAGAAGCTTGCTTAAGTTTAACCATTATGTCGGTCAACAAAGTGCTGGTTATTGCTCTGTCTTTTTCTATGTTTTCGATTGCAGAGAGTATATACTCACTTACATCTTTTAGCTTCTGTCCCATCCTTTTTTAAAATCCCTATATTTCACCCTTATTTTATTAAGGTTGTTGACCACCTGTTTTGTATTTAAGCCGGTGATTTCTCTTAAGTATAAGTAAATAGCTTTTTTATTAAAAATTTCTATATCTTCAGAGTTTTCAAATAAAATTTTAACCGCTTGTAAAACCTTTTTTTCATTAGCCTTAAGATTCTCCTCTTCCCATCCATATATTTCTTCATAAAATGAATTCCAAAATTCTTTTTGATTGCGCAATTCGTAATATTCATTATAGACTACCAAGTGCTCAGTGGCCGTATCTGCTTTCACATCATCAAAATGTATTTCTCTCCTATTTTTACTGGTGTTTTTCTTAACTTTATGAATAAACCAATTTTTGGTTATAACGCTGAAATATGAAAAAGCTTTGGAACCTTTATTTGGATCGTACTTGTCTAGAATCGTTGTAAGCCAAATTTTGCATTCGTCTTTCAAGTCATCAATGTTGGGAAGGTTTGTAAATTTATACGTATAAACTATTTTGTCAACCATTTCATTAAAAGCCGGGCCTATAAGATCAATATATAATTTAGTTCTTATCTTTACACACTTAGTCTTGGCATATTCAACTATTGCGTTTTCATGATCTTTTGTAAAATAATGTTCTTTTCTTCTTCTAGCCATCTATTAATCTCTCTTCTTCTATTTCTTCTTCTATTTCCGGTGCAGCCATAAGCTCGTAAATTTCTTCGTATGCTTTTATTTCTTGTACCAAGTCTTTGGAGTATTTTAACAACAATTCAATTGTTGGATCTCCGTAAAACGTTTCCATATTATAAACGCCTTCTACATGTTCTGCATATGCACTTAAATCATCCATTAAGCCGCCAATGTTATCAGAAACATACAAAAGCTTTTTAAGCAACTTAACAACATACCAAACAAAGAAGATATTTAATAATAAAGATATCGTCAATATAGTAATTAACATTTAATATTCCTGCCTTTTAAGTTTGTCTTTGTCTGCTTTTAATTCTTTTTTGGAATCCTCAATAAAGTTTTTAACTAGTTTTCCAGATTCTTTTTTATTAAGAATCATAAAGTCTCCAAGTAGTCTTTCTAGAGAGTTAGCAGAATTGCAGCTTGTGCAATCGGTGAGTCTTTCTTTTATTGAGTGGCGTTTTTTGGTTATTTCATTGCAATTGCTGCATTGATATTCATACGTTGGCATATTTTTATGCTACATCAGCGCTTTCTTCACTCAAGGAATCTTCAAATTCTTCATTGAATTTTACCAGAGGAGGGTTCAGTACCATCAAGCCTTCTTCTGAAAGCCTAAATTTAAAACCTTTTAGTACCGGTACAATGTCGCTTTGTTCCATCAAGGACTTTTGCAAGGCCATCATTACAGCCCCTAGGGCCTGATCTGTTAAAAACATGCTCTTTTCTTCTGTTGTGTTTGTCATTTCTTTACCTACCATTTAAAATTATTTTTATAGTATTGAACTATTTTGTTTATTTCTTCATCGAAGTTCTTTTTTGCACTCCAACCAAGTTTCTTTAGTTTTGAGTCATCCAAGGCATATCTCACGTCTTGACCTTCTCGCACATACGACAAATCAATCAAGTTTGTCCAGTCTTCATGCAACTTACTATGATTACTATTATAATAGCAATTGATAACTTTTTTAACTGTTTCTATGTTTTTTTGTTCAAAACTTCCAGCAACGTTGTATATTTCGTTTTTAACGCCGGATTGAACAATGGTTATAACTGCTTGTGCGGTGTCATCTGCATGCAACCAATTCCTTATTGGGGTGCCCTCATTGTGCAATCTTATTTTTTTATTTCTTGTTAAAAGTTTTGTTGACACTGGTATTAGTTTTTCTGGATATTGTCCTAGACCGTAATTATTTGTTGGCCTTAGAATGATATAATCAATACCGTAAGTTCTTGCCCAAGCTAAAATAAACATATCTGCGGCAGCCTTTGAAGCTGAATATGGATTACTTGGTTTAAGAAGGTCGTTTTCTGTATGGAAGCCGCTAGTAATATCTCCATAAACTTCATCTGTACTAAAGTGAAAGAATATCGGTTGGCTGTCCACATTGCTGGGTTTTCTTCGAATAAGATCTAATAAATTTTTAACCCCAACAACATTAGATGTTATAAAGTCTGTGCTGTCGATGATGCTGTTCCCAACATGAGACTCTGCTGCAACATTGATAACATAATCGCAATCGGGTAAATATTTTAAAGTCGCGATGTCTTCTTTGACAAACGTAAAGTTTTCACTTTCTTTAAACTCGTCAATAAAATCCATATTTGCCGCATATGTACAGCTATCAATTCCATAAACTTTCCAACCCTTCTCTAAACACCTTCTCGTGACATATGAGCCAATTAGCCCCAAACATCCGGTTATTGTTACTAGTTTCACTTACCCTTCCTTTATCTGTTCTAAAATCCATTTATAAGTCTTTTCCATCCCTGCGCGTAGAGGCTGGAAAGGCTTCCAGCCAACTTTTTCTTGAAAAAGCTTATTATCAGAATTTCTCCCATGGACCCCCAAAGGTCCATCAACATTATTGATAGTTAGTTTTTTTCCAGATATATCAATAGCCATATTAGCAAAATCCTGAATGGTAATCATCTCTTCTGAGCCTATGTTTACTGGGCCTATAAAATCAGAGTCAACAAACCTACGCGTGGCCTCAATACACTCATCAATATATAAAAAGGAGCGTGTTCTTGTTCCATCGCCCCAAACCTCAATAGAAGTACCATCATCTGCTTTTGCAGCTTTGCGACAAAACGCTGCAGGTGCTTTTTCTCTTCCGCCGTCCCACGTACCTTGAGGTCCAAAAATATTATGGTAGCGAGCGATCCTTACATTTAAACCATAATTTTTAGCAAATGCCAAATAAAGCCTCTCGCTAAATAACTTTTCCCAGCCATATTCACTATCTGGTGCAGCGGGATATGCCGAGTCTTCTGAGCATTTAGGGTTGTCCGGATCCATTTGATTATATTCTGGATACATACAAGCAGAGGAGGAATAAAACACTTTCTTTACACTCTTTTTGGTTGCCTCATGAGCAATATTAAGATTAATTTGGGCTGAATTATGCATAATATCTGCATCGTTCTCTCCCGTGAAAATAAAACCTGCACCACCCATATCCGCTGCAAACTGATATATAACATCAAATGCATTTTCTGCGTCTTTTTCAGAAGTTTGAGTAGGGGCAAAAACCATTACACTGGTGAAAAGAGGATCGCGAAGATCCCCAACAAAGAATTCATCACAGATTTCTTCCATGTTCATGAATTCATTGGGCTTTAAATCTACGCCTCGTACCCACCAGCCCTCATCTTTAAGGCGCTTTGCCATGTGGCCTCCGATAAATCCGCCTGCACCGCACACTAACGCTCTCTTAGTCATTTTCTCTCTCCTCGTAAGTAAACAAGTTACCATAATCTTTTTTAAGTTCTTCTATCACTTCTTTTCTCTCTCTAATTCGGACTTTGTAACCTTCTCTTGCCAGACCAACGGCATATTCAAGCTGTTGTGATTCTACCAATAGCGTAGACTCAGGCTTATAGGTTATATAATCAAAAACCAACTCTTTATCTTTCGGGTTCTTGCTAATATATTGTTGAATTTGGTTTTGTAAGTGCTTTTTGTTGCTTTCATCAGAGGCAACACTTACCAATGCTTCCACTCCCACATCTTCAGCAAACACAGCCAAAGCACGGTTATCACGAGGAAAACAAGGTCCCCCGTAGCCATATCCATAGCCTAAATATTTATTACCAATCCGGGAATCCTCACCAATAGCCTTAAGAACTTTATGCGGGTCGCCATTTGCGGCAATAACAATATCCCCTACCATGTTGGCATATGCTATTTTTGTTGTCAGAAAACAATTTAAAGCTATTTTAGTGATTTCTGCCTCTTTAGGAGACATTCTACATATGCGCGGACTGCTGATTGTATGCTTTGTATAAATTTCCTCTAAAATGTCACCCACTTTTTCTGAGGCTTCTCCGATCAATATCATATCGGGTCGCGACTGATCTCGTAAAATTGTACCCTGTGCAATAAATTCTGGATTGTAACTCACTGTATAATTTAAACTGTTTAGTTTTTCTTTTATGGAGTCACAATAACCCGGCATAACAGTACAGCACACTATCAAATGTTTCTGTTCTTTCACCGGCCCAATATCATTTAATCTATCGACCAAAGAATCAACCTGTGAATGATCATATCTCCCGCTTTCTAACGAAGGAGTTGCAACGACTACAAAAATAATATTAGAGTGTTCTAGTGCTTCGTTAAGCGATGTTGTTGCTTTAAAGTTTTGAGATTTTTTTAGGACAGCTGTGACTCCCGCTTCAGAACTGTGAAGTGTTTTTTGATTAATTTGAGCTACATAATTCTCATTGATATCAACGCCCACAACATTATAGCCTGCTTTTTCTAACGTAAGAGAAAAACAAAGACCCAATTTTCCAATACCTACTACTGAAATGTTCAACCTTTCTCTCCTCTACATTGATATACCGGTATGGGATTCATTTTATGAGCATTTTTAGTTCTATAACTAACAAATATGTCTAAAACATGTCTCTCTCTTGTTGATAACGATGTTTGTCTATTATTATCAATATAATCCATAGCCCACTCCAATTCCTCGTATGAAGCGCCAATTTGTTCTTCGTCGGTGCGACTATCTTCCCAAAGGCCATCAGTCGGAGGAGCTTCAATAATTTCAGCCGGTATGTTAAGTTCTTTCGCTAGATTGCGCACTTGAGTTTTGGTAAGATCTGCAATTGGACTTACATCAACTCCTCCGTCACCGTATTTGGTATAAAAGCCTACACCAAAATCTTCAACTTTGTTTCCAGTTCCAACCACTAAACCATTTAACGTTGTGGCAAAATAATACAACAACACCATACGTAAACGCGACTTAGTATTGGCCATGGCTAACCCATTGATATCAATTGACTTTAAAACAGCTTCTTGAAACTCTTTATATGTATTGCTTAGATCTATCTCATGTACCGTAACATTGTCATAATTTGCTGCTAACCACTCACATTGAGTAGTGGAAAGAGCAGTGTTCTCGTGTTTTGAATTTACAGGTATATTAAGCACCACTGTAGGCTTACCTGTCAGTGCGCACAAAGTAGACACAACAGCCGAATCAACACCACCAGATACTCCCACAACAAATGTTGATAAACAACTCTCCTCTAGATATTTTTCTAACCATTGAGAAATGTCTTGTGTGAAAAAGCTCATTAAATCATTCTCCAGGCATGTTTTTAGGCTTTGCTTTGATTAAAGTGTGCCAGCCCAACTCGCCACACAGTTGTCTAAAATCTTCATTAGTGATATTTTTAAAGGAATCAGCAATCTCATAATTATGATTAATATATTCAGATATATCGTAAGGAAAGATATGATCCTTCTTGATAGAAATGATATCAAAATCACTTAATAGTTCTCTTGCTTCTTTAAAAGTATAAGTTAAAGCCCTAGGGCAACCCAATTGAGCTTCGGCAAAATATTGTATCGTTTCTCTCGTTTTGCTAAAGTCCCAAATATTATTTTGATGCATAAAATCAAACAATTTAAAACTAAACCTAGAATACAACATTATTCTTAGCTCCGACTGGGGCTTTAAAACTTTCTTGATTTCCTTAACTACTCTATCTGGTTTGTTTGTATGGTGGATTACGCCAAACGCATAAACTAAATCATACTTTTTTCCCACCGGCAGACAAGAAGAGAGCTTTTCTGCATTTCCCAAGATAAAATCAGCTTTTAATCCGTAAACGCCAAATCGTTTTTTACATACATCTAGACTCTTTTCGGAGAGTTCAACAACAGTTAGGTTTGCACCATTTCGAGCAAAATTCACACTATCAGTCCCTATTCCACAACCAATCTCTAAAACCTCTTTTCCTTTCCATTTTTGAAATTCAGCAAACTCTAGAATGTGGGGTTCAACAAAATATTTTCTTTCTTCCACTTCGTCAAAATACTCTTGGGTGCCAAACTCCTTTAAAGAGTGTTTTATGTTGCACGGCCGTCTGTTCCAGTATTCTTTAATTAATTTTATTTTTTTATTCTCCACTTTTCATATCCCCTTTAGGTCAAGCTCCAATTTTCTGGAAAGAAGCCGGGCCTTACGTATGCGCTAGGCATATCATAAAAGTAATTCCTAGGTGCAATAACAATTTTATCCGGATTAAAATTTAAATATGCCCCCCACCAACCGAAACTCGTCATGTGACATGTGATGTTGTGATCGCATGACATAATCAATGCCAAATCTTTCATTGGATCATTGGTGTCTGATACTTTAAATTTATCTTTTGCAAAATTGTTCTTAGCCCATGCAATGTCGGCGGCATCGTCTCCTGTGCGCGAACCTCCGGAAAAGACTAGATATTTTACTTTCACATCTTTGAAATTTTCCAAGGCCTTGTTAATATATCTACCATAGCCGCTTTCTTTACTAAATATATCATCTTTTCCATAAAAATTTAAGTACTTCTCACTTGCATTCGTACCATCTGTAATGTCCCCTCTGCGTAAATGAACACTAACTATGGCACTGCCGTCTGTCTTTAGTGGTTCAAGATACTCTTTGGCAAAATCAATATATTCTTTTTTAGGGGTCAGTTCTTTGCGAATCTGCTCTTCATATCCTTTAAAATAGTATGTCGACTGAAAATAGCCATGAAGATTGGTGTTGTCAGGTATTGCCAGCATTTGCTCGTAAAAAGAATGGGGGCTTGGCTCTACTGCCATATATTCAATTTTTTCTCTATCTTGTAAGGTTAAATATTCGCTCTCTATATTAAATTCCTTTAATAGACATTTTTGACCGTGCCACTCGCACTCTGCCGGATCTGGAATTTTACACTCGTAGTTATTTCTTAGAGCAATGCCTTTCAGTGCGGCATATTGAAAAAGTTGATTGCCTAGGCGGCCATGTTTTCCTAATTCTAAAAACGTGATCATTTCTCTTCTTCGTTCTTGCGCACCAAAATGCCATAATCGGTAAAATACAAATAGTCTATTTTGGTTTTCATGAAACATTTAAGTGCATGTTCTGGTGTTTCAACAATTGGCTCTCGATCATTAAAGCTGGTGTTTAATAAAATCGGCACTCCAGTCTTTTCTTGCCATTGTTTTATAAAGTTGTAATACCAATTGTTATCGCTTTCTGTTACTGTTTGTAAACGGCCAGTGTTATTAAAGTGCACAACGGCCGGTACTTTTTCTAATGCATGTTCTTGATATCTCAAAGCAAAATTCATATATGGACTATCAACATCGTGCACAAACCAATTTTTTACTTCTTCTCTTAAAATAGATGGCGCAAATGGACGGAACGACTGTCGATGTTTGACCTTTTCATTAATTATATCCTTCATATTAGCGTTGCGAGGATCTGCCAAAATGCTTCTGTTGCCTAGGGCGCGTCGGCCAGATTCCGAGGGGCCGCCAAAAACTGCAACAATATTCTGTTTATCCAGTAACTCCAGCACTTCAGAATCAGAAGCTTCTGAGAAGGTGACCTCATCTTTGTGCTGTTCCAGCGCCTCTTTTACTTCGCTCAATTCATAGGTTACTCCTAAATAAGGTGTAAAATTATCTTCCCAGGTGATTCTTGGATTATCTAGCACGTGATGATAAAGATATTGAGCGGAGCCAATAGATAAACCCGCATCATAAGGCACAGGAGGCACATAAACAGATTTAAGCTGTGGAAACCAATCAAATAGTTTACCCATAGATACACAATTTAATGCAACTCCGCCAGCGACACACAAGTTTTCATCCCCTTCCACTAGATAATAACTAATCAGGCGCCTGATTTGCCCTTCAGTGTTTGTTTGCAGCGCTCTTGCTATTTCGTATAATTCATCAGGATTTTCTACGGCTGCATTTTTAAGGTACTTATAATCTGTACGATGATGATTGTTGCTAAAGCCAATTTTATCTACATATTTATCTGTTTTTCCCATTGCTGCCATTGCCATGGCAGTACCGGCCTGATTTCCAATTGGTGTTCCGTTTGAAAGGCCAAAAACTGAAGGTAGAATATCATGCCAAACCAAACCAATGCTTAAATCCTCAATCGAAAGAATTGCAATTGGGTGTATCTTGTTTTTCTCACCTCTCCAAACAGTAACTGAAGTGTCGTGGATTTCTCCCCTTCCAACACTGTTCTCATCATAATCACCGTAATCCCAACCACCAGCATCCAATGTCAATATTAGTGCCCTATCATGATTGCTTGAAAAGAAAGCATTGGCAGCATGACTTTGATGGTGTCCAAATTGATAATAGGCTCCTCCGTTTTCCTTGACCATTTCCTTCATCTTTTCAAAAGAGGCTAACTTCTTGTCTTTAAAGATATTTTCCCAACCATTCGGATTGCAGGGCCAATGAGTTACATATTTTGTATCTTTGTAATCAGCTAATCTATCTTCCAAAAACTCAAAAACGTTAGTATCGCTTTCCTTTATTCTGGAAAAACGTTCCCATTCTTCATGTACAACCGGCCTTCCATCTTCCAAAACACAATATGAACAATCGTGACCCGTGCTAACTCCTATAATCTTCATTCTCTAACCTCTATATCTTTAAATAATTCAAATTCAGTCAAGTCCCTGTAAGGGGGATCTTCTGGAATGTCTGGCATGTTTTCTGGGTAATTCTGCATCAAAGTCAACCCTCTTGCAGCTTGTTCGGGTGTCATATACATGTTCCAGCCCTCTTCATCAATTTGGTCTTCATGATACTTCATTCCTGCAGTTCTGCCCTCGTATCTTCTTGCTTTAAGCCATTCTGTGGCTTCTTTGTTATCACATAATATCATACCGCCCTTGCCTATTTTAAGGTGCTTTTTGATATGAAAAGAAATACACATAAATGTACCAGGAATATACATATTAGATGTTAATCTTTTGGCGGCATCATAAATTGGAAAAGGCTTTAATTGATATATGCCTTCCCACTTAATGTCTTCAAAAATTAGTTTTCCGCCAGCTTGTAGAATAGATTGAGGAGGGGACAAATAGGTTCTTTTAGGTATTATAACCTCTTTCCCTTCTACTTTATTCCACTTGCATGCTAAAAACAGAGCATTTGTGCAACTATTTGTAGAAACAGCATATGGCGCTCCCGTGTAATGGGCGACTTCTTCTTCAAACATCTGTACTATTTTATAAGGGTTATGCAGCATTTATTTCTCCAAAATATAATATTGTTTCTTAAATCCGCAACTTTCAAAAAGCCTCAGACTCGCTTCGTTTTCCACTTTAACTTTTGCAAAAGCATTTGGATGCTTTTCCATCAACGTATTAATCATAAACTTTCCAACACCTTTTCCTTGAAATTCTGGAGAGGTTGCAACTCTTATGTCGTTATCTATTTGACCAACATATCCTGCCGGTTTTTCTTCTACCAGGCAAATATAAAAATTTTTATTATGATTCTCCATAAAACTTTTATGATTATCAGTCGTTATATATTGTTGCTGTATAAATCCTTTTTTTACTTCAGAATCATTTCTTAAATTTCTTATAAATTCCCAGTATTTAGGTTCATTTTCAACTAGTTTCAATTGCATGATCTGTGTATGTCCGCCAAAGGAGCATTATTCCAATAGGCTTTTAGGTAATCTCTTTCTATTCCTAATTTCATATATTTGTGGAGAGTTGTTCCAATATCAATATATGTGTTCTTATCGTTCCAATCAAAAAGCTTATGTATCAAAACCTCGCTTAAACTACTGGCTGAGAACAAAAAGACATGATCTTCTATTGAGTTAGATTCCATCCACTCTTTAATCTCATCTTCTAAATGATGATCGTTGACTATACAGTTTTTCCCAACTCTAAAGTCTTTCACTACTTCAAAAGGCATACTTGTAAGATCAGCATTTTTGCTGCAGATCATAACAACCTTATGTTTCTTGAATTCAGGCACATAATGCCCAACAAACATCGGATAATTTGAATTAACAAGCAAGTTTGGACTAGTCCAATGCTCTTCGCCGTTTTTATAATACTCTTTTATCCATGGGATGTGTTCTCTAATGGCGCACGTACAATTTGCGCAACCTGCCCCAACAAAATAATTCTTTTTTTCAAACGAGATAGAGTCTATTAATTTGTCTTTGAGAAAGCTGTGTTTCTCAGGTATGTATTCTTTAAAGTCATCTGCTGAATATCCAAAGTTATGTACAAAATCACCAACGTTTACCTGTTTTTCTCCCAGTCTCAAATATTTGTTTTGCATAACAAAGACTTCTCCGTCAGAAAAGCGCACAAAAGCAAAGTGTTCATTGTTCTTTAGCTTGTTTAAAAGTAAAAATAGGTCGTTTACAAATTTGTCTGTCATTTTGATTTTAGAATGTTATATATCTTTTCAGCAGAATTGCCATCGCCATAAGGACACTTAATCGCACTACTGATTTTAAAATTATTTATGTACCTAGGTATCATATCATATAACTCGTTTGGATTATAACATAAAATTGAAAAATGCCCCAGTCCAGCTGTTCTTTCCGTGGCTTTTCGGCAAACAATGCTCCTTTTTCTCAAAAAAGAAGATTCTTCTTGTAGCCCACCAGAGTCGGTTATTAAAAACTTGCATTGTGCAACTTCTCGAACAAAGTCAGTATGCTCCATAGGATCCACCACCTTAACATGGTCCAATAGGTGCAAATGCTTTTGTACGTTTGGATTTGGATGAGCAACAAACTCAAAATCATACTCTAAATAAGATTTCGCAAGGTTGTTAAAGGCCAAAAACCAATCTTCTATTTTATCATGATTTTCTCTGCGGTGCATTGTTATTAAAATTTTATTATTATAAGAAACTTTCAAATTTTGTAGATTGTCCAACACAGTATTTCCCACAACATGTATTTCACCTTGCGCGTTTTCTCTTTTTAAATTATTTGCATCATTTTCCGTTGGGCAAAGGTGTATGCTGGTCAAACGAGAAATTGCCTGCCTGTTGAATTCTTCTGGGTATGGATTATTATTGTCATAGGTCCTGAGACCGGCTTCAAGGTGTATTACAGGGACTTTTCTATGAAAAGCGGCCAATGCTACCGCAAAAGCAGAAGTCGTGTCTCCTTGTACCATTACGTGCGTAAGCTGTTCAATCCATATATGGGACTGATTCATGACAGAGCCAACGATTGAATCAAGTCGATTTGAACCATCTTTAATGTTTAACTTATAATCTATTTCAACTGAAGCTTCTGCGGGTAGTAAACTAGTGTGTTGCCCAGTGAATAAAATTTTGTAGGGTTGTTTCTTTTTTTTAAAAATATCAACAATCGGCTTAAGCTTAATATATTCCGGCCTGGTTCCGAAACTTATTAATATCACAGCGAAACTCCATTAACAGTTTTCCAGCCATTTTTTATTGCTGTTTGTACACAGACGTCTCTTTCGGCAAAAAATCGTTCGTGTGATATACTAGAATCAGTAGAAGTTGCTTTATTGTCTATGCCTAGCTCATTTCCTAAAATCGAACCATGTAATTCGGGCTTTTCTAAGGGGTGAGGTGGACAGTAGGTTTTTATATCACCATATTTCTGAGCTAAATAGGAAAATTGTATATCCTCGCCATTGTCCCATGTTGTTGGTTTTTCTTTCCATAAATATTGAAGCCAATCGCGCTTAAAAAACCACGCATGACCAACTAAATCAACTTCTGTTGCCTCTTTGTTTTGAGAGGGCCAGCCGCACCTATTATGCTGAACGTAATGTTTGCCATTCAATATTACACCGGCGCTTCCTAATATTCCTTCGTGGGTTTCCATTGTCTTTAAACAGTTTTCAAACCACTCTTTTCCCGGAATTGTATCATCGTCAAACACTGCAACATATTCTGTATCTGCCAGAAGGGCTGCAGCAAATCTGCCATAAAATTTCCAATTATGATCATTGTTGAATACTTTGTCTATTCCAAGATTTGAATAGTCCCAACCCTTATTGTCTTCATGGGAATTGACCCAAAGCCAAGTTTCTTTTGGAAGTATGGTTTGGTTTTTTATTGCCTCAACTTGCATGTTTAAATTATATGGACGTCGATAAGAGTTCAATATAACTGTGATGTCGCCTTTTTTATTAGAACGGTGATCGCCTTTTATTACTGAAATAATTGTATCGATGACTTCCTTTTTCTTTTCCTTTAAAAAATTTAATAATTCCTTGCCTTTATAATTCTTAAACCACTCTTCAGAAGCACATCCATTTAAGTTATTGGTTGTAATTGTGCAGTCCAATACTCGGGCCTCAACAACTAGTCGGCAAAAGCTCTCTAAGACCTGTGAAAAGAAAACTAAGCCTTTTTTGGCGGCCAACTGTGCGATAAATTCTTTATAATCGTTCGAGCCTATTAAATCAAAAGAAACGTTTTTATTTCTGCAATATGCAATTGCAGGATCCCTACCTTTAACAGGGTTTTCTGAATTTACAATAGCAAACTTATCATCTTTTTGCGTATCTAGGTTATTTTCTAGGGCGCGCAAATGTTCGTCGCTCCACAAAGTGCAGCCTAAATTGATTACATTTGCTCCCTTTACATTTTTTCCTATAACTTCAGAATGTAATTTAGATTGAGAAAAGACGGCTTTTGCGTTTCGATAAAAGGAAAGATTAGCCAATCTATGTGATGGTACTTCAAAATTTTTGTATGCAGAAGGGTTTCTTTCGATTATGTATTTGTGATCGTGTTCGTAAATCACATATGACTGCGCGCCCAAAGACTCTTTTGACTCTTCTGACAGAGTGACAAAATTAGATACAATAAAAAATGCGGCAGAATTATTATCTATAAACTCCGGAGTGGCATTTCCACAATGCACTCTTTGAACATCATAGCCTCGCTCAATTAAATTATTTATTAAACAATCGTCTACTAGTTCTCCGCCGCCTTGTATTGTGTCCAAAAAAAAATCTGAGATGTATAGAATCTTATTCATAACTAACGACGGCTTTTTCCTCTGCAGTTTCGCCCTTCTCTATAACAGACAAAATGGCATTAGCCATTTTTTCATATTGTTTGTCTTCAGAAAATTCCTTTCGAATCCATTTTTGCAGCTTTTTTGCCTGGGATTTGAACCTGCCGTGATCCTTGTGGATTTCACGTAATTTCATCTTATAACTACCCTGCTTTGGGTAACACCACATCATATAATTTTCTAGAACTCCGGGCCACAATACTTCTTGGGAAACCGGGCCGATATCATAATCCACTTTTGCAAAATGTGCTTTTTGCTTTATTTTGCCTTTTTTATCTTTTGTTGGTTTAAACAAAAAGTCGACATGCCCACTCCAATCTGGAGCTAAGACTGGTAGTGCGTTATAAGCCGCCTCAAACAAAGGAAGACCATATCCTTCACCATGCGTCAAAGATACTAATGTCTTAATTTTTGGATGAGTATAAAGGCCGGTCATTTCTTCTTCACTCATATCTCCATGTAATAAATAAATTTTGCATTTTCTTTGCGGATATTCGTTAAGTAGATTTTTTACATTTTCTTCTAAATTGACCCGATCTATAATAGATCCATTTCTATAAAACAACTTTAACACCATTCCAACATTAGAATTGTCGACAAATTCTTCTATAAACCACCTAACTGTGTTTTCAATATTCTTTCTAGGGCCCCACTGAGCAACTACTAAAAAATTAAAGTCTGTTTCAAGTTCACAATCAATTTCTGCTTTTTCAATATCTTTTACGGGATAATGGACAACTTCAATTGGCCGCTCACATCTAAATTCTTTGATAACCGCCATCGTTTCTTTGTGTTGTGCTTCATATGTTGTGTTTTCATAAACTTGTTTAGAATGATTGGAAGTGGTAATAATCTTATCTACAACAAAAGACTGCTCAACCCACTGCGGTGCGACCTGTGTTGTTTCAATACCAGCAGTTACGCCAATATTTACCGGGGCCAAAGGTTGCCATTCGTTTGGTATTGTAACTTGTACAGATACATCCATTGGGCCGCCATCATTATTCACGTGAAACATTGTTTTTGCAATAATTGTATCTATCCATCGTCTTTCTTCATTGTCTCGAAAAATCCAGCCGGATTGGCCCCAGTTGGTGTTGTCTAAAAAAATGTCAAACTTATCTTCATGCTTTCTTAAGGAACGTAAAACAAAACGAGCATGCTCACCATATCCTGTTCTGCTCAATGCTGGTGCTCTAACTAAAACTTTTTTTCTCATACTACCTCTTTTAAAGTCCATGACTTGTAATTTTTTCTATTTTCCCACGAGCCCATTTCACTATGAACGCGCTGGAATAATTCATCCCACTGTTCAACGTACCTTTCAAAGCTGTAATTTTTTAATACATGTGCTGTACCTTTTGCCCCAAGTTCGTCTCTTTCTTCTTGCGACATATTGTACAACTTTAACATTGCATTTATAACATCTTCTTCCGATACCCTATCCTCATAAATCCATGGAATATCCTGAGAGCCGATAATAGATTTTGTACTAGGCTCAATTCCCACTCCAAAAGTGTCTTTGCCGTCTGTTACTTGTTCCTGCAAACCGCCTGTCAACGTTGAAATAACAGGAGTTCCGCATGCTAAAGACTCCAAAGAGGTCAATCCAAAACCTTCGGCATCAGACAAACAAAGAGTACAATCTGCAATATTATAGATTTTAGCTAAAACATTCGGTGGATATTTCTGTGTTGAAAATACAACTTCTCCATTTGTTAATTTTAAGTGTCTTATGATATATTCCAGATCTTGGCCAACCGGGTCTTTAACATCTGTATGCATAATAAAAACAGCTTTGTCGTGACCCACTCTGTCTAAAAACTCTTTAAACCAAAAGATCATAGAGCCAGTCTGTTTTCTTCTTGCATTTCGGCCATTGTACAGGAATATAAATTTACCCTCTAGAGAGTTGTCCTTAAACACCTCTGTTTTGAACTTTTCCATTTCGGGACCATCATGTTTTTTAAAAATATTAGCATCCACTGCGTGTGGAATATAAACAGATTCAACATCTGGTGATACAGTCTTAACAATATCGTCAGTTACTTTAGATATTGTCGCGATAACGTCATTTGAGTCATAAAATGGTTTATTGTAAGTTGGATAAGGGTAATTGTCCCACACGTGATAATAGACCATTGGAATCAGCGGCCTAATTTCATTTTCAATTAACCAGAGCCAGCCATAAAATCTGGGATCTGTCATAAACCAAAGAATATCTATTTTATTAACTCTGATTAGGGAACGAATTGTTTCTTGATTTCCATACCCGTCGATTGGAAAAATAACCCAATCTTCTCCCCATGGATCTACCTTTTTAGGTTCATAATCGACGTGTTTCATCGCCCCGCCTAGGCTTATAAATTTATATTTACCAGTCTCAAGCATTGCCTCAATCATGTTTCTCGTTTGAGTGCCAACTCCAGAAGGAGAAAGCGGATGATCGCTCAATGTCAAAATGGTGATCTTTTTATCGCTCACGTTTACCTCTTATTTGCAATGTTCTGTTTTGTAAAATTCGCACATTCCGTAAGGGCTCTTACAGGAAAGTTTATTTTTTAAGTAATGTTTCTTGTTTATATTATAGAGTGCTTTTTGTAAAAGTTTAAGAGCATTCTCTGTTTTTTTCTTTCCACTAGTAACTCTAAAAAGCTCGACATTATTGTGTTTTGCGGTTCTTTTAATCAAGCCGAAGTGCGTTTCAATATTTTTTGGGTCAATGCCGTGTTTAAGTGCAAAATAATATTTATAAAATGTCAACTGATATGTGATCATTTTATCCGACTTCTTTCTAGTGTCCCAACCCCAAGAACATGTCTTCCAATCAATGATATGATACTTGCCATCAGAAGTTTTAACAACCAGATCAATATATCCCTTGAAGTCGTGCTCTTCTGTTGTAAAGTCTTTTATAGGCTCATATAGTTTTTCTTCCACAGAAACTATTTCTTCGATATTTTCAAAGTAATCTTTTAATGCTGGAATTACCAGCGATGATAAATATTTACCTTGATTTCGAAACTGTTCAACTTGTTTTCTATCCAGATCTTTTCTAACAGCTTCCGGCAACTTTTGTAGTTCTTCTAGAAAGTTCTTTTCGAAAATCTCCTTTTCGTTTAAACCTTCATTTAAGACCTTTTGTTCACTAGATGCGTGAATTGCAGTACCAAAAGCGGTATAAATATTCCCTTCAAATCCTTTTAATTTATCAATATAAACCAATTTATGCTTAAAAGGGCACTCGCTCCACAGTTTTAATTCTGAAAAAGATATATGAGACATAATTCCTCGATTCTTACTTAGGACTTCTTTAGTCGACTAAGTACGTCTTTAGTGCTGGATGTTTTGGCGGTCTTTTTGGGCGCTGCAGTTTTCTCCGGTGCGTCTACTTTCTTTTTGGGCGCTGGCTTGGGGGCCTCTACTTTCTTTTTGGGCGCTGCAGTTTTTGGAACTGTCTTTTTTGCAGGCTTCGTCTCTGATTTAGAGGCGCCATCAAGTTCAAAGTGCCATGTTCCACTAGTTTGACCGGTCCAGTTATATAACCTTCCGCCCTGCCGTGTACACCGTTCTCTTGTCACTGCAACATCTAAATTGGCCAGAGCCTCAACAACATCATCTGTTGTATACACTCTTTCCTCTGCAGCCCATTTGGCCGCAGGCACACTAACATTAACCTTAAGTTCTGTTTTATCTTTATTATATTTTAACACTAATTCCATTTATTTTTTTCCTTTATTGAACATAGTCAATTATTTCCTCTATTTTACTAAAAAGCGAAGGGCTAATTTTTTGTACATATTCTTTGCTTTCTAAAAAATAATGTTCAAAGCCGTTTGCAAAATACTCCCTTATTGAAGTCGCTCCATACGGAGAAATAAACAACCCCATAGTCAACATAGTTAGTTTATCATATCCAACAACTTTATACAAGTATTTATCGAAGTTTTTATCATATTCTATATTTAAAAAACTTTTTAAACTAGCTTCATAACCCTCTGCGTTTAATATCTGATATAGTCTTTTGCGTTTTCCCAAAAGCTCATTCTCAATTAAATTGTCAGCATAAATCACATCGCCTAGTGATTTTTCCAAAGAATGAGCCAATTCGTGTACAATGTCATCAATCATATCATCTGCATCAGACTGTTCGTTTGTTGCGTAAATTGCGCCATCTTCATACGAAGCGTTGATATCATTTTTTTTCAGCTGTTTAAACTGGCCTATAAAAATCGAATCTATGAAATAAAACATTTGAGATGGTACGTTTTTCTCCAGAAAAGAAATTACATAATCCACATCAACATTGTCTGGGAGGGGATCTTTGATATAGATCACAACCCTGTTGTGCAGCAACTTTTCTCTTTGTAAGGCAGCGGCCGTTGTAGCAGAATTTTTCACATACTCATTCATTATTTGCTTTTTTTAATTGCTCTTCGTATAATTTCTTTCCTTCGTCTACATCGAGCAATGCCTGTTGATAGCCGCGGATAAAGTTTTCTTCTGCTATCGGAAGAAGAAACTCTGGGAATTCTTTTGCCATAACTTCAATGACCATTTCCAATGTAACTTCGCTATTTTCTGGTTGTAGCGTTTCTCCAACGTATTCAACAATCCAGTTTTTCATATCTGTATCCGGTTCAACCGGCTTTTGAAGTTCCGATCTTTCAATCAGCACATCTTCTCCGTCCAATACATTATCTCCAATTGATACATCATTTCTACTCATATTTTACCCTTCCTTTAGGTTAGTATGCTAAATATTAACACATAATTCACCACTTTTAAAGAATTTTTGCTGCAAGTGTTGCAACTTTTGAACGCTCACCTCTTACTAAGGTAATGTGGCCTGATAAATCATAGCCTTTAAACTTCTCTATCGCATATGCCAAACCGTTCGATGTCTCATCAACATAAGCATTGTCGATTTGCTCTACATCTCCTGTAAAGATAACTTTTGTGTTTTCGCCAACTCTCGTAATAATTGTTTTTAATTCATGTGCTGTTAAATTTTGTGCTTCGTCTATAATAATATATGCATTTGAAATGGAACGACCTCTTATATAAGTTAGAGCTTCGATTTCTATAGTGCCGTTATCGGTATACATTTTTAATGTCTCTTTATCGTTGCCCATTAAATTTTGTAAATTATCTTGTATGGGAGCCAACCATGGTGCCATTTTTTCTTCCATTGAGCCGGGAAGATAACCAATGTCTTTTCCCATGGGCTGTATTGGTCTAGAGATTACCAATCTTCTATAGTTAGATTCTTTTTTGTCTTCCATAACTTGCGCTAAACCGGCTGCTATCGCCAACAAAGTTTTACCACTACCAGCTTTTCCGATTAAAGTAACAATTGGTACAGAAGGATCCATCAACAGGTCCAAAGCAAAACTTTGTTCTTTATTTCTTGGCTTTACGCCCCAAATTCCTTTTTTATGTTCCCCATTGATTCTCTTTAATGGTTTAGAATAACTATAAAATCTAGCTAACGCCGTTTTCTTTTGGTTTGAGCTTGAAATAAGCATCAGATACTGGTTTGGTTGTAATTTAATATCTTCCTTGTCTAGATAGATTTCTTCTCCAGAGTAAAATTGATCAATTATTTCTTCATCCACTAAATGGCTTTTAAACCCCATATACAAGTGATCGCTATCTTTGACAACTTGATTTACCACATAATCTTCTGTTAAAAGACCTAAAGCATCACACTTTACCCTCATGTTAACATCCCTTGAAACTAGGATCGTCTTTCGTTTTAAATTTTTTTTATTTTCGTTTAGTGCAACTGCAATTATTTCATTATCTGCGATATGAGGTTCTAGATCTTCTGGTAGAGTTTCTGATTTGCTTTTTTTAACAGATATCAGTCCTTTTCCCTTGCCAATTCGCACACCTTTATAGAGGCTACCTTTTTCACGAAAAGAGTCCAGTGCACGGATAATCTGTCGTGCATTTGAACCAACAGTGTCTTGTCTTTTCTTGTGCTTATCTACCTCTTCTAACACCTTAAAAGGAATCACGATATCATTAATGCCATATGAAAATATAGAATTGTGATCTGTCAAATAAACACTAGTATCTAAAATATAAGTTTTTTTAGCCATTATACCTTATTGTAAATAGGCAGTGAAAACATAAAAATAAAAAGAACACACGTTTTTAAATTAGTTTTATCTAGTTATTGTTGAGGGCACCATATATGTTTTTAAAAAAAGTATTATTTTTATTTCTATCTATTTTTCTCTTGCAATCATGCGCCCATGGCAACCAAAACAAATCTTCAAATTTCCTTCCAATAGAGAGTTTTATACATGTTGAAAAGTCTCTAGAAATAAGAGTTAACTCTTGCGACGAAGAGAAAGGAGTTTGTAATTCACAAAAAATGCCAACGAACAGAAGCACTGCCAGTGCTTTTGTAGTTGGAAAAAATGAATATGGTTCATATGCAGTTAGTGCTGCACATGTCTGCGCTGATAGTATCCCGCCTTTCTTAAGAATGATGATGAAGTTAAATCAAGCCGCAATTAAGATATCTGTTGAATATAAGATGACAGACGTTTCTGGTAATATTTATTACGCCAGATCATTGACTTATGACGAAGAAACGGACATCTGCTTGTTGTTTGTATATGATATGAGCGATATTGAGCCGGTAGATGTTGCATCAAAGGCACCAGAAGTTGGAGATAAAGTATATAACGTTGCGGCGCCCATGGGGATATTTGCAAAAAACATGATACCAATTTTAGAGGGCAGATATAGTGGATTAGCACCAGGAGGAAAAGTTGCGTTATTTTCTTTGCCGGTAGCCCCAGGTAGTTCTGGTTCTATGATTCTTAATTATAGAGGAGACTTGATAGGAGTTGTACATAGTGTTTTTGTGCGTTTTCACCATCTCTCTCTAGGTGTTCCATATAAACATACAAAGCACTTTATTGAATACAATATAGAAAAATACGAACTTTACAAAAAGCACATGTCCTCATTAGATTTGGAAAACATCTTCGTTAACAAGAACAAGAAAAAGAAATCAAAATCGCCAAATTAACGTGCCGCTTTTTGTGCGCACCTCTTTTAAGTGCCTTTTGGTATACAAAGCTGCCATTATTCTATCCGCCATTACATAATCTTGAATCTCATCCTCTGTAAACATTCCTATTCCACCGCAAAAAGTTTTTATGCGTTCATCAATAATGTCTCTTTTAGTTGGAAGCGATATTGTATATTGACCATGTAAAGCAATTTTTCCATCAACTTTTAGCTCAACTTCTAAATATCGAGATGTGGCCGGATATCTGGCTTCTATTGTAATATTGTTTGGTGTGCATGCATAATCTAAATATCTAATAACATTGACCACACTTATATCCTCTTGAATAAATAGTCGTCAAATAAATTCATATATTCTTTATATTTGTCTCCGTGAATCTTATACATGGCAGCTGCCACGCTGCTTAATAAAGAATTTCCATCTTGAGGTGTAAAACAAAATCCTGCAATCTGTGTAGTGCCATTAGTGCGAGAAACAGAAATGGTCGGTTCCACGACAACAGTTTGATTAAAAATTCTTCCATAATATCCATGATCCCTCCCAAAGGAAAAAACTCTATTAGCTAAAGTTTTGTGTGTGAGTGCAATAAACTTATTGCTTTTAAATTTATCAAATATATCTCTTTCTGTAGCATACTTTCTGATTTGTATGTTGAAACGAATGGTGTGCATATATTGAGTGTTCGTTTTGAGCGCGCTGGAGAAAAGATTTGGATGCTCATACATCGTTGCAAACAAATCATAGGCATCTTTTGCATGATGAGTGCCAAAAGACCTCTTACTGTGATTCCCGACGACTGGAGAGGCTATAAAGCCTCCTTCTTGGCTTATATCATTTGCTCTACGAATACATGTAAAATCGCCGCAATGAAGATCTCTTATGGTAGGGCATATTGTTTTAATCAAAGAGGCAATATTATGAGTGTTGCAACTAACTACCTGCACAAATTGTGGCTTTTCCCTAAGAAGTGCATCATCATTAATTCCATATGCGTAGGGCATGCCGAAACCTTTCTCACTTCCTTGAGCTATAAAACATTTACTTTTGTATTTTTCTGAAAGGGGTAAATAGTGTTCTTTTTTGGCTGCATTTCCCGCGGGAGTACAATCAATAATAATATCACATAGTTTTAATGCAGCCTCATAGTTTAAAACCGGTTCATGCCCTAAAGCTTGAAACTCCTCTACTCTTTTTGGATCAACAACTAAATTTGCGCCGCGAGCAATCAAGCTATTAACTTTTGCAATTTCATCTACCAAGGGTGTACGTTTGTGAAAAAACACATTTACACCTAATTTCTTTTTAAAATCAGCAAACAAGCCTATCAGAGGTTCGCCAATAGTACCGGTACCAATAATCAATACATTTTTCATTTATGCCTCATATTTTATAATCAAACATTGTTTCACCATTTAAGTGGCATATTTCATGTTGAACACATACACATTCTAACATATTCCATGGTCCAAAATAAAGTTGTTTTTCGTGATTATCGGCCGTTACGGAAATGTGCCTGTACCTCTCTGTAGTTATAATAGAGTCCGGAAATGACAAACACCCTTCATTAAAATGGACTTTTTCACTACCGGCAGATATAAAACTAGGATTCATAAACCAAAGAGGGCGCCAGACATTTACAACACAAACAGCTTTGTTTATTCCAATTTGGTTTGCTGCGAGACCAACACCATTTTTATTTTTATTTAATATTTCAAACAGCTCATCTGCGATTTCTTTAGCCTCTTTTTCTGAATCAATTTTCTCGCATGCTTGCTGCAAATATAAAACATCTTTTACAATACTTTTCATAAAGCTAATTAGTTTCTAGAATTATAACTGGCAGTCACTTCTGATGAGGGAACAAAATCGATTTTTTTATTTTTATTTTTACGGTCTGAAAGTGTAAGATATTGAATTTTATTCCAAGAAAGATCTTGAATATTTTCGATTAAAAGCGTGTCATCCTTATATCTTACAGTACTTCCAACATAAACTTTATTGCCCTTCTGATCGACTGCGAACCTTCTTGTTGACATTTTTCTTACCTTTCTTTTTGTTTTCTTTTTGAGGGGGATTCCAGGCTTTGACCCGAAATATAGAACCACCTTTTCCGCCGCGCTTTATTTTAACCTCTTGATAAGATTCACACAACTCGTTCTTCTTAACAGCTGCATCATTATAATCAGTATATGTGCCAACTGTTTTCCATGTTTTGGTTTGTTGTTCTTCCATTATTACCACCTCTAGCCATATTGTAAACGAAATTAAACTATTTTTTAACTCATTCCGCCCAATAAAGTTAAGGCAATTAATCCTGGTAGTCTTTCTCTCACATAAACACCAGAAAATAATGTCTCAGAACGACCACCAACATATGAAAAGGCTGCCTCTAATCGATTACTTATAGAAGGATCATCTGCCATTTCTGGAGTGGTTACCAACAATAGTGCACCAGTCTTAGATTTGCTAGCTGGTGGAGGACACGGGGAAGATTTTAAACAGCCCTGAAATACAGTTGCCCCTAAATCTGTTTTGGAAGGATCTCTTACAACAGTACTTCCTAAAAGTATACGGCCGTTTGTTTGTAAACATCTTTCTAGATCTTTAGAATCAAAAACTTGAATTGGTGAAGGCTCATGAGCTAGTTTAAGAACCTGTGCCAATAGTTTTGCAAAGTTCTTATTAGCCGCTGGATACATATTCAACATGCCCACCTTACCTCTCAGCAATTGCAATTGCTTTTCATTGTCAATAATAATATGAGTGTGCTTGCTGATATCTTTCAAGAACATTGCGCAATTAGATTTAATTGTAGGATTTAACAACTCTTGCGCGGTTGGTTTGCTAGCTATATAAACCACCTTTCCTGAAGCTTCTATAGAAGATAAATATCGAGTCATTGCTTTGTGTAAAATGTAACTAGCACTTCCAGTGCCTCCACCAGCACCAGCACAAACAAAAATCCAATCTACTTTGCCGAATCTGGTTCTGAGGGCATCTTCTACCATAGCGCTGTTATCTTGCAGTATTTGTTTTCCAAGCTTAACATCTTTTCCAACACCATCTGCACCAGGCAATAAAAGAAAATTTTCTGGTTCTAGTCCAATTGGCTGATCTTTTTCAGTAGTGTTAACAAGGAATGTCTTATTAAAACCTAAGTCCAAAAAGGCTTTGGCTATTTTACCACCGCCACCGCCAATACCAACAAAAGCACAATTAATTGCGCTAGGTGCTGTATTTTCAGCTAGCATTTTTTCACCTACAGAAGGCTCATCATCATAGGCTTCTACAAAATCAAAATCAAAATCATCTGGGGGAGCTTCTGGTAAGTCCCAACCACCTTCGTTCTCATTTTCGTTTTCATTCATGAATTTAATTCTCCTTGTATATAAGTAGTTATCTCTGATGTAAACTTACTATATGAGTGGAGGCGCCGGGAGTCGAACCCGGGTCCAAAATAAATTAATTATTTTGTCATTCACAAGAATAGGTACAATAACCACCTAAGTACCAACCACCCGATGAAACATCGGGGAATCCATTTTACCAACTTATGGTGCTGGTTACCAAAATTATATAGTAACTATATAACCCTTTCGCCCTTCTGACCTTTTAAGACTTGTTAAGCCACAGCTGAGCTAGGTTATTTGAACCCTTGAAAACTAATACACGATATCGTATGTATTCCCGATCTAACTTCGTTAATAAAGCGTTAGTAACTTCAGATTACGCAGCTAGTGCGTATTCAAATTCAACGTTGTCGTTGGCATTTATAAAGTTTAAGTATTTATACTGTGATACTTACACAGTCTTGCACAAAACAATCTCATTACTCTGTCGAAACCATTTCGCCCCCATAATTACGTTAAATAGTAAACATTATAATTAATTTTGTCAAGTATTTTCTTCAAAAAAAGATTCAGTTTCGTATTTTTTTATTAATTTTCTGAAATTATTAGGATCTAAGCCCAACAATCTAGCAGCCTCTTTCTTGGTACGACAAGCTGAAAGAGCATATTTTAGTACAGCATCTTGTACAATTTCTCTCATCGAGTACCATATTGGCATGCCATAAGATTTCCCTCCGAAGAATTTAGATGCTAATTCTAACTTGAGTCCAATGATTTCTTCCAGTGATAATCCATTTAGCATTAACTCAAAGCTTTCATTAATCTTTTCTTCGTCTTTCAGCTTTTTTACAAGACTATAGTGCTCGTTCTTTCCATATTTTTTCTTTTTTTTCCAGCTCATAGTTTAATTTTTATAAAAATTTATGATACCCTTGGTCGGACGGTTGGTTTTATTTTATGGCATCATTGGTTCTTGATTTTTAAAGTCACCAGTAATCGATTCTTCATACGTATCTAAATATAAATTTAAATTTTTAATTAAATATGTCATAAACAATTCTTTATCTTCAGAATTAACAATTGGCTTTAGAGCGTTTTTAATTAAATCTTTAAGACCATTAAAAGCTTGTAAGGCGATATTTCTGCCTGTTTCATCCATCCCGGGAATACTAAAGTCTTCTTCTTCCTTTTCTTCATCAGATTTGTTAACATCTTCAACATCATCACTAAAGTCATCATCGATATCAACATCAATATCTTCTGCTATAGGTTTCACCGGTCTAGTCATAAGGCTACTACTACCAGCCTCCTCTGCATCTGCAGATCTGTTTAGATCATCTGTTTGCAGTAACGCCTCTACTGCATTCAAAAGATGTGCACGAAATGACTTTCTTTGTTCTGGAGCCGAAGTTAACGACATATAAGCTTTTTCCAGAGTATCTAAAAAAGAAGTGTTGCTAAATAGATCTTCTAATCTATTCATCCCGGTGGAATCATGTACAGCAATGTTTTTAGCTTTTGCTTCTTTAATTATATGCTGTATGATTGATTTAAGCTGCATCGACTCGTCAACGACTTTCTTTTTCCTCTCCAGTATGGTTTTAATACCGGCTCGAACCACCTCTCTAAGCTTCCTTTCTTCCAAAATTTCATTTATAAAATCTTCTCTTTCAGTTTGCATTATTTTTGCTCCACTTTACACAGTAAATAGTGTATAAATTTCTCATTTAACTTAATTCCAAATATTATTCATACGCTGAGCTAGTTCGCGCGAATCCATTTTGGAATTTATATTCTTTACAAAATTATTACCGGGTACTTTTATTTTTCCTTGGCGAATTTTGTCAATAACTTTTCCGGTTACTTTCCCATCATTGCCCATGTGACCCTTTTTCATAAGGTAATATTTTAATTGAGCTAAGTTAGTTTGTATCTCCGTGGGATTCGCACCATGCGGATCTTTGCCATACTCAACCCGGTGCATAATCGACTTCTGCCCGGGCCTGAACCCTTTGTGCACTTTTTCCTTGTCTATCAACGCTAATAAATCTTGCTTGTTATCACCCGGATCAATAACACCTAGGCCAAGTTTAGTAAGAAATCCTGGCGCCAAAGAGTGCCCTATTTCATGTACCAGCAGTGTTTCAAGTTCTTCTGTGCTTGCATCAAAGCGTCCGGGGAGAGTGACACTATTCGTCCCGGGCGCGTAATATGCCGCGGCATGATCACTAACGGTCTTTTTACCTTTTTCAATATTAAAGCTGATGCCACGTAGTTTTTCTGTAATTTTCGGAAGGATCTCGTTAAAATACTTTTTCTTTCCATGTTTTCTGATTCCTTGCTGCGCAAACGGGGACCATGGCTGTGTATATGCTTTGATCAGGTCGTTTCTTACATTATTAGCTATTTGTTTGCCCTGATCTGTATAGGAGTATTTTTGTGAACCTTTTGGCGGCGGCTTCACTGGATCTCTTTTTATCTCTTCATCTGATGGCCGGTTTTTACCGGTATAAATCTTTGTGTATGAGCCGGGCTCTAGCGGGTGGTACGGGCGCGCCCTCTGCTTGGTGATTTTTTGTTTCCCGGGCCACTTCAAAGAAGTAACTGCATCGCTGGCAAAGTATGCTGCATCATCCGGACCGTCTCCCTTCTTAATGAAGTTTTCATATGTCTTCTTCCAGACATAAGCCCCTTTCCAGCCATATGTTTTATAGGCCTTGTTAAAAGCCTCTTTAAATGTATCGTCTTTTAAGTTATTATAAAACTTCATACCCTTTATTTTGTCTTCGTGGGTTTCTTCTTGCTTGTTTTGAGGAGGGAGAGATGATTCATAGCTCGGGTCATCCTGCCAGCTAGCCACTTCAGCAGGTTTTTTAACTTCAGCAGGTTTTTTAACTTCAGCAGGTTTTTTAACTTCAGCAGGTTTTTTAACTTCAGGTGTTTCACTGTCTTCTTCACGAATTAAGTATTCATCATCACAAGCTCCCGGAGGCCTATTTCCTACACCGCCACCAGAAACATCACCGGCTGCCATTCCACTAGCTTCAGTTACCGGTATTGTATCGTCATTATCATATATTGCATCATCAGCAGCTTGAGCATTCCATTGAGGATACATATTGGCATCGTCTTTCCTGCCACCAAATAAATCTGTGCTGGCTATAGCTTCTTCAATTAATTCTAGAAACATATCTGGTGAAAGTGTGTTTGACTCTTTTAGTGGGTCGTGCCAACGTCCATCGCGAGTACCATATACTTGTTCTAATTTGGAGGGATCCATATCTTTCCAATACCATTTTAATCTTGGGTCATCAGTGCTAATTCGTGTTAAGTTTGGAAAATGTTTTCTGTACGCGCCAGATTTTAACCACGCATCGTAAGTCGTTTTACTTGTCGGGCTATTCTCATGAGGTCCCCAATATCCTTCTTCGGGTAATTTCCCTTCCCATCTTTCCGGATTTCGATAATAAGCTTCTTCTCTGTCTTGTAAATATTTTAAATGCAGTTTTTTACTCCAGTCTTCTCTTTGTTTTAAAAGTTGATTTATTTTTTCTGTCCTAGGGTCATATGGAGGTACTATAACTGGTGTACTTCCGCCCGGCCCTTTTGGCGGATCAATGTCTCTCCGACCAGATAGATAATCAACCACTGGATTAATTAAAGGATCAAATGGAGATGTAATAGTGTCTGCTAATTTATCTGTAAGGTGTTCTGCTTTTTTTCCGGCCTCTTGTTTACCGATAAGATCGCCCAACACTCCTGCCGTTGTTTCGATTGGATTAAGGATTTTACGGCCGTATCTGCGCCTCCAATTATCTAAAGTGTCCCATAAATTTTCATTTAATATTTCTTTATCTACCTCTTCTTCAATTAACCGCAGAAAAATACCCACAGGAAGTGGGTCATCCTCCTTTCCTTCTGTTAATAAAGCACCGCTCAGCATAACAAACAAATCTTCAGCTGTATGAAGGCTGGTGTCGGGAATAAATCTCTTAAAGGTGTCTAGATCTTTTTCTTCAACAGATCTTCGCATAACAGTTGCGCTCAATGGATTTCCTTCTGAATCTACCATATTTGGAGCAGGATCAATATGTAATTCAACTCCTCTCGGGTTGTTTTTGGAATTATCCAGCATCATTTTCCATCTATTAGCATCTTTCGCACCAGCGCCCAAATGAATAACTTCAGTTTCTGGATCTGCTTTCTCTTTTATATAATCTATAATAGGCGCAATTGGACCAACACCTTCAACACTCTGAAACTCCACTCTATCAGAGGGCCAATCAATTCCAGGATCATTTCTTAAATATGTTTCCCATATATTCATAGAATCTTGCAAAGTTATGGGTTTTCCATTGATTGTTCTCGGCTGTTTTCCACCACCGCCCATTAAAACAACAACTGTCCCATTTGGGCCCACTTTATTGTAGTAATATTTAACCATTTCTAGATGCCCTTTGTGCGGAGGCTTAAATCCGCCCGGAATGAAGGCTATATGGGACTTTTCGCCTGCAAACGGTATATTCTGCTCATAAAGTTCTTTCTGCTCTCTAAAGGCCGTTTGTAGGCCTTGTACGATGAATTCTCCGGTGATTTTAACCGGCACAGAGGATAACCCCCTAATAACCACTCCTTCGTGGCTTAGAACGTCTCCCATGGGGCTTGTGAGTGTCTCTAAAACATCATTTCCCAACAATCTGGTTGCATGGTAGAATATTGCGCCATCTACAGCTAATTCTACTTCCGTTCCTTCTATATTTCCCCCGTCCTGCATGTTCTGCCAAAAATCTTCACCAATTTGCAACAATTCAGTTATTAAAGTGCCATTTAAAATTTCTGTGTAGACTAATTTGCTCATGGCCCCTTGTTTTCTACCATCGGCTAAATTGACAGTTGCCCCTCGGGGATTATTGGCCTCTGCCAACCATTCTTGAAGGGTTTTTGTGTCTGAGAACACCTCACCATTTTCTTCATATCCATAATTAACAGTAAAAGGGGTACTTAAGGTACTAGAAAAATTAACAGGCTTCATGGATTCTGTTGGCACGGATCCATAAACTTCAAATCCATACCTACCAGCTACTTTACCAATTTCTGCAACTAAAGACTCCATTAGATCGTCGCTATATTCTACTTCTGTACTCGGAGCTTTATTGTTTAAGGGTCTTTTAGTTCCCGGTCTAGAAACGCCGGTTCTTTGATTGGTTTTCTCATAAAACTGATTTAAGCCGTGAATAGCTAAAAAGTTTTTATCATATACTGTTACGTTTGTTTGTCCTAAGACATATTCTGTGTTTAAGAATTTCGTGGGGTCATACCACATTCCCAATTGCTGCAATTGTCGTTTTATATTTGGGAGAGCCTCATTGAGGATTGTCAATAGAGTTGTAATAGCTGGCCGCATTCCATGACCTTCTGGAAATCTTTCGTTAACTCTGCTTATTGTTATCCCTTCAATGTCAATTGGTTTTGTACTTCCACGATCAACTGCAAATTCTTTGCCTTGAGGTCCGTCAATTAATTTAAAGCTTACGTTAACTCCATCAATTTTAACACTACCGGCATTTGTTTGTAAATGATCTACCGCTGTTTGAAAGAAATTGATTAAATCATTTCCAGTATTTACTTCGGGCAAATCAAAAGGATGTGCCATGTGTCCTGCAGCACCACCCATTATTCGTTAACCCACTCAAGTTCGTCTAGCTCGACAGCATCGCGAACTTTTTGTTTATCGTCTTCGCCTAGTTCATTGTAGGGTTTTTTAAAGAGTGCCTGGGCCTTGTTTTCGTATACATACTCATCTTCTTTGCGTACCTCTTCCTCATCCGTCATTCTGGTTTTCCTGTCCATAAGAGCTGGAGAGCGAGGAGGTCTTAAGCCGGCAGGTTCATCATCGCCAAATAAGTTAGCAAAATATCCCTTTCGCCACTCACGTTCAGATTGAGGGGTGTATAGGATAGGGTGTTTTGGCTTTCCGGTCTGTGCAATTGGGAAATGCATTCCTTGAGACCACTGATCTTCGCGACCCCCAATATGTCCAAGCACCCAGTTTCTTTTTATTTTCTCTTCCGCATCTTTTTTTGTTAAGGGGCCGTCACCATCAGGATCTTCAACTCCAATTATTTTTATGCCGTAACTATCGCCATCATCCTCAGAGCTTTCTATCTTTACTCTTTGACCTTTATAGTCTGTGAACGTGTATATTTCTCCAATCCCTGGAACTGCACCCGGCCCAAACTCTCGGACATAATCTTCTAACATTAATGATCTTAAATAAGTCCGGACAAGTTCTTTTTGCTCGGGTGTTGTCAGTTGCCAATCAACTTTACTCTTCTCCTTCGTTTTAGTTACTAATTTGTATTCTGCCATTATTTGTCTTAGTTTTGCATCAAGCACCGCTTTATTTACGCGACCGTCATCATATAATTGTTTAAATCCTGCTAGTTGTTTCTCTCGGAGTTCTGTGTAATCTTTCATAGAAGCTTCAGAATTACCAACCTTAGCAAAAAACTCTTTTCTGTGCTGTTCTGCGTAAAGACCTTCAACTAAATCATTGGCTTCTCTGCCATTTGTAGTCCACACTTTAACGAACTTTGTGGGATCTGGTGTACGATCAAAAAACGATCTGGGTTCGCCCATAAACTGTTCTCGGGTTAGGTAATAAGAAACCACCTCACCTGATTTTGGATCTTTTTGTAAGATAGCGTTTGATGGATAATTCTTACCCTCTTCATGTTCAATGAACGGACCATCGCCACCAAACCAATAATATAGAGCTTCTGCGCTAGCACCGGTTCCAGCTGCAGTAGCAAAAAGGTTCAATGCAGTTCTATTACTGAAGAACTTTTGTTTACCCGGCCCAAGAAGTTGATTGAATGTGGTAGGAAATTTCGTAGTCCTGGGATCTAAATATTCACCTGTCTTTCTTGCTCCTGTTTTTGTAGCCTCCCATGCCTTTCCGGATGCCTCTTTTATTTTAACGGGCAAATCTTTAGTCCAATCTTTAATTCTTTGCCACTTACTAAGTTGCGCCGCTTCTTCGCCTCTCATTGCCGCAGTCACCACCGGAAGGTCATCTAGACTCATCGCCGCCTTTTCGACCGGTACCGGCGGTGGTCGCACGGGTTTTGGCACTGGCGGAGGCTGCACAGGCTTTGATTTCGTTGAAGATATAATGTCGGCGTCATCGAGTATGTAATATACATCATCTGGATCAATAACTGTGTGCGGCAACTCAGCAGGTTTTCGAGGTGGTGGTAATTCCGGAGGTACACCAAATTTTGGCGCCACTTTCTCCCCAGATTTCACAATTCTGGATACCCTTGCCGCTTCTTCTGCTGCTTTAGCTGCTTTCATTGCTCTAGCCCATTTTAGCGCCCCAAAACCACCGTATATATCGAGCGCGCTTAATCCCATGTCTATAGCAAATTCTTCAGTGGGGGTTAAAGTAGTCATCCTTTGTTTTCCACCCGGTAATTTAGCAATTTGCTGATTGGCATATGCCATGTTTTGCCTAGGGTTCTGATGTCTACGAATCATCTCGACGTCAGAAGGACCGGCTTTTAGAGGGGCGTGAAAATCCACCGCTCCATATGATGGATTTAGCCGTCGTTTGGCATGCTCTGCGGCCTCTGCCGCCGGATTTCCACCTTTATGATACATATAAGGCGCCACGTCTGCAGGTGTAACATAATCCGGAAGTTCATACGTACCCTTCGGAACATCAACCCAAGCGCCTTGATTCAGAACCTTCTGGTATTGTTTCTGGCCGGGCCCCACTTGAATAGACTGTCCGGATTGCCCTGTGGAACTTCGCCACCAATCTTCAAGCCAGCCTTCGTTTAAAAGTGTTTTAAGCTTGTCAGGGTGGACAGGGAGATAGGATGCAATACCTTCTTGATATGTCCCTTTTGGCTTCTTTTTAGGCTTCCCTTTTGGCTTCTTTTTAGAAGACAGGGGAAAGCAATGGCCCCATATACAATATTGTTTTGCCTTTTTGGCTGCTCTACCCTGCCGGTCAGCCCATTGATATATATCTCCGGACATTTCAAGATCGTCTATACAATCTTGATCTTCCTCTGCAACACAGCGATCATATACTTGCGCAATATTTTGCGAATACACTCCACCCTTGCCTTTATTGGCTTCATCCCGATCAAATCTATAATTTTCCCCTGGAGCACGATAATATTCAGCCCTCTTCTCTACAACAAGTTCTTTTCTCTCATTTAAGGTTGTAGAGAAGTTGGTACTCTCTGGTTCTTCGTCTTCTTCTAGGGTTTCTTCGCCACTAACATTTTCTGCAGTGGTTTCTTCGTGATAAAGTTGCTCGGCTCCTGCACCTGATTCTTCATTTACAAGACCAAACTTCTTCATCAATTGTGAATTAAGTTCTGCATTTTTCCACTCTTTCAGTGGAATTCTTTTATCCTCTGACATGTCATCTCCTCCTATAATATTGTTATAACATATTGATTCTGCTAATTGTTGTTTTCGTGAGTCTTCCCAATCTCTGAAACACAGATTTCCAGCAGAATAAGCCTCTTCTTCCATGTTTCTTAGGTGTGGATCGTTTTGGGCATATCCTTCTGATGTGTCGAATTCATGTTCAAAATCACCTCTTAAGTTTTGCATATGGTGGATTAGTTCGTGAGATATAGAGCGCAAAATATCTTTTGGGTGTCGCTTATCTACAAAGATCATAATTTCCATTTTTGACGGGTCGTAAGAACCGGTTCTACCTAATGCGTTTTTTGCGTTTTCTGAATCAGACCTAAGAAATAAACTGGGAGGTCTCTGGAATCCAAATCTTTCATTAGAAAATGAAAAAAGATCTTGAATTAATTCTTCTAGCCCCTCTAAAGGATGTTCTGATTCATTAAATATATCTAACATTGTCTACCCTTGTGTTAACTTTTGCATTTTCTTGCCCATGTCGTTTGCAATGTTACCCAATTGACCAATTGCGGCCATGACATCAATATCTCCGTCGTTTAAGTCATTAGTAATTAGTTCAATTCTATTAGTTTGCTTTTTTACCTCTTGATTGGCTGCTGGGGTGTTTAAAGTGCGCATTTGCACAATCATTCCTTGCAACTGACCAAACAAAGGACCGAGTTGTTCTTGTGCTGCCATTACGGACATTTGAATTTGTTGCTGAATAGGATCCATGGGCGCCCCCATCTGCTCATCCAATGGCCCATATATCCCACTCTTAATAAGGTTTTTCATAGTCTCGGGCCCACTAGGTGCCTTTTTAAAAACGCCCCGGTGCCGCCTCTTCTTTTTTGCCGCTTTTTTAATTTTATTACTGGGGGGCACCGTCGACAGTTTTTGCGTCGGCACTGGTACTGGGACTGTTTGATCTGGCCGCCCTCCGCCGCCTACGTTATAAACCTGCTCCGCGCCGCCCTCAAACATATTTTCCCACTGTTGTGTCTTGTCGTTCCATTTCCATTCTCTTGCTTCATCCTCTGCAGTTTTCATGCGCACCTTTGGATCAAACCCTTCCGGCTCAGGCGGAGGCATATAAACAGATGGTTTTTCACCTTTGTTTGCATATCTTATTTTGTTTCTTTTTCCATAACTTCGGTCTGTACGTATATGATAATGGTTTGCATGTCCAGGTTCATGACGAAACGTCCGCGGCCCCCTGTTAACATCAGATGTTTTTTTGCGCTTTACGCACTCCTCCCGAGAATTCCGTTTTGTGCACGTGCCAAACATTGCATCATTGGTCATTTCGCTGACATTGTTTTTGTATACCCACTCACCATTCACTTTGTGTTTTTTTTCTGCCCATTTTCTTGTTGCATCAATTAATTCTTGATTCCAGAATATCACCATCGGATTTTTAGCTAGTCCTGTTTCTTTGTCAATCCAGTGCGGCTCCGGATTATCCGCTGACCAATTAATATACATTTCAGCCAACCTATACATCCTATACATATCAACGGTACTAATGGTGGCCATATTAGCAGAGCCGCGGGCCTTTGATTTGAGAAACGTTGCGATATCAACATCTCTCCCTGATTGGTGGCTGACATGCGGTGGAAACTCGCCCCCTCCCTTTTTGGACACATCCCAATATTCAATGGGGCCCCACCTTCCCTTTTCGTCGACTAAATCTTCTTGATTATTTTTCCACTCTTGTGCAACATCAGTCAACATTCGCGCCATTCGCGACTCTCCATATTGCCTCCATTTACGCCCGGCTGTATATCCCGTCTCAGAAGAATCTTCCAGTCCGGACTGCGGTAAAAAAACTTGTTTAAGTGAGTCTTTATATGCTTTATCTTGCTCTTCTTTAGAACGAGCAGTGATTTCGAAAGGCTCTATTATATATTGACCAGCCAGTTCTTTTGGGTGTGTCACTTCTGGCTGGATGTGCTCCAAATCTGTGCCTTTGAGTGGATTTTCTTTGGCTTTTTGAGGTCCGGGAAGAATCACGCCGCCCGGAACTGAATCCACAGGTTCTGCAGGCGGAGCCAGTGCTAATATTTTATCTTTCCACGCCCATGGCAAGTCAAATCCATGTAAACCCTGTTCCTGTAGCATATCTTTTTTGGGAGACTTGAATTGTGATTTTACTAGCTTTAAATTGAATACGCCCGGGTCACTATCAGATAAGTTATCGACCCATCGAGCTTCTTTGGCTTCAATTTCTCCGACATTTTCTTCTTCTGGTAAGGATATATCTAGTTGTACCGTTTCTTCACTAAGGTACTCACGCAATGTTTTGAAAAGAGTATATACATTTTTGGACGACATACAAAAAACCTCTGTAAATAAATAGTTTAAGCAATTGCTTTATACCATTATAACAGAACGTTATTGATGAAAATCTGCGCGAAATTTATCTGGATGTACACAGAGACAATATTCTTTAACATCGCCACATAGAGCCCTAGTAATCCTTATGTCTCCAACTTTCTGTCCTTCACAAAAAGAACTAATTTGTGCTGCAGCGTCATCAATGGTCTTTTGATGTTGCACAATCTTGGCTTCATATTTGTGTGTAGTTGCATAATAAGCTCCGCTAGCGCCTATAGCAAAAGCTAAAACGCTAGCAACCACATATTTTATAGTAGTTTTCATATTTAATTTCCAATTTTATTGATAGTATCGTATAAGCAAAGCTATGTGCATTGCCCCAATAAAAGTATATAGCATTACAAGAGGAATTGTTAATAGATATACTAAAATATTTTCTCTGTAACGCCATAGAATTCCAATACCTAAGAAGCCAACAAACAGCTTTGCAAAAATAAATATACCATCGCTCATTTTAAGCAAACTCAGCATAAGTGGATTAAACTCTTTCATTCCACCCACAGAAATAAGATGTTGCGTGCACAATGCATCAAAAATATTTAATATGGCTAGTGTTATAAGCAGTACTGCTATTTTTTTATTATGACTCCAAGGTTCTGGTATGTTGTTAATGTAGGTTTCAATTTTAGAATCATCGCATGTTTTCAATATGCTATTAAGTTTAATGTTTTTCATATATTACTATTCTTATATATTAATTTGTTTTTGTCAAGGATTATTATTTTTTACGCTATTTCCACATGCAGTCTCATCTAGAATTTCTAAAAGACTGTTATACATTTCAATGGCCTTCATCGTTAATTCATAAACTTTTCCACCAACGCCTGCCTGAGCCAGCGGTACGTAAGAATTCCCCCACCCACTGCTCATTACCATCGGAGAAGTGAAAGTATATACAGCCAACTCATCAGCAGCATTAATCATATTAACCATATCTGCCTCAGTGAGTGCCGGTGTCAAATAAGATTGACCTTCTTCGTCGGAAAATAAAATTATGACATGCTTTGCATCATCACGCCAACTAATGTTCCATTGGTCCTTGGGAGGTACTGATTCGACAGATCCCCAGCCCCATTGTAAATCAGAGATTTTATAAGGAAGATCGGCGTCTGCAACCAAATTATGAATAGCTAGGTAAATTGCATCATAATTTTGTTCGTTCCCTCCGGTTAGACTAAAGCCAGAGTTTTGGAATGTGTTAACAAAGGTTTGAAAATCAACTAGGTCTGTTTGCAAAACAACGCGCTCGCTCCATGTTGGATCTTGCGCCGCTGTAAAAACTAAGCCCCATTTTACTACATCGGAATCACTGTAGTGTGCTGCAAACTTATTAAGAGCAGTCATGACCGCATTAATCTCTTCAACCATAGATCCAGACAAATCAACAATAAACAATATGTCTGTAGGCTCTAATTCTTTGTCTTCATCAATTTTACCGTCGCAATTTGTATCTGTACCATTGCATATGTCCTCTGGCTCCGGCGTAACCTCTCCTAAGCACAGTTTTTTAATGAATTGATTGTTATCATCATAATTGCCCCAACTGCCCGCAGAACACGTCATTTCGCCTGGTATACATATTCCAACATACATTGTTTTTGGCGGCCCACTATAACAACCTGCAAATAAGTTTTCATCCACTTGTTGATTACAGTTGTCATCATGATTATTACATTCTTCTGGCTTTACTTCACCTAAATATTTATCGCAAATTGTCCCGGGTGCAGTAGTTTGTGGAAGCCAATGACATACAGCTAAACACTCTGTTAACTGCAGTTCGGCACATGTTGGATCGCTGGGATCAACACATTCACACGTCTTATATCCCGCACCGCAAACCAAAGGACCCTCTTGGCATGGAAATAAAACACCAATGTCTTGTATTGTGCACAAGCAATCTAAGCCTTCATCTGCTTTTCCGTCACAATCATCATCTAATCCATTACATACTTCCGGTTGCGGTTGTTTTGCTGTACATATCCACTGACCACCTACACAATATTTTAAATTTTCTTCACAGTCTGTAGAACACTTTCCTATCAAATCTTCATCAATCAATCCGTTGCAATCATTATCAATACCATCACAAATTTCATCATCAACTGGTCCACATTTTCCACACGCATTTAATTGACCTTCATCAATTTCACCATCACAATTATCGTCTATTCCATTACATATCTCTTCTGGTTCTTTTCCACATCCACCACACGCATTTGCGACACCATTGTCAATTACGCCATCACAATCATTATCTATGAAGTCACAAACCTCCTCTGGGACGTCCCCACACTCTCCACAAGCGTTCTTTACGCCTTCATCGATGTCACCATCACAATCGTTGTCTAAAAGGTCACAGATCTCCTCTGAGCAGCTTGATTTACAGTCTGTATATTGTATTTGCCCTTTGTTGCAAAGCTTGTCTTTTGTGCCTGGATATCCATCTTCTGTTGTGCATGGAATGTTTGCTTCTAAAATTAGTTGTGCGGGATTGCATTCTAAGTGCTCTTCGCACTCACCTTCAAAAACAATTGTAGGGGGATCATCACAGTTATTGATACAAATTTGTTTTTGCCATATGACATCTAGGTTGCCACAAAAATACCAAGCGCAGTCAACACAAGGATCGGTCCAAACAGAGTAGGTATCTTCTTCTACTTCTTCAGTCGCGTCTTCAGATTCAGATACATCCTCAGAATCTTCAGAAGTATCTTTTGTAGAAATTTCGGGGTACGCATATAAATCTTCATCATTTTTCCCACTGCCCCCTCCTTGTTCATCTGTACATGAAACGATAAAAAATAAAATTATAAAGAAACAAAGTATTAAGGAAAGTAGCTTTTTAATAAACAACGCACAAGCCCTCTATATATAAGTATAACACAACTTAACAAAAAAACAAGCGTTTTCTTTAGTTTATAAAAATAATTAATCTATTTGTCGTGGGATTCCGCGAATTTGTACACTGTCGATCTTGTCGCCACTGGCATCCTGTATCTTCTTTAGCTCATTTTTTAGATACCAAAAATAACGTGAAAGTGAGCCAATTGGCATAAACTTAAGGTGCAATAAAATTTGTTGACGTTCGGGCGAAACATCTACAACACCAGCTTCATCCGCCTTTGCAATTGTAATTCCATCAATTGCTCTAATTTGATTTAACACATAGCCATAGAATGAAAAGTCGTTATTATACTTTAGTACAATATCAACCGCAATATGTTGCTTTTCTTCATTTAGTCTTTCTTTGCTCAATGGCAGATCTGGCTCCTCTTCTGCTCTATCTAGGTCAACTGCTTTGTCCACCTCTTGAGGTACTAGTGCATCAATTTTTTGTGCAGACATCATGTCCTCTGGTGAAATAACATCCCAAGTAGCTAGTTTCTCTACTCTATCCATCTCTCTTTGATTCCAGCCTTCTATTTCCGTGTCCTGTTTTAATCGATCATAACCACCAACACCTAACTCTTCTGGATCGAGGTTACGTAAGATAATATCAGCCGATATCTTATGTAAGTCTGGTCTCATTTTATATGAAGATGCTTTAGGTTTTTTAGACTTTGTATACAAAGATAGGACATATTTATCATTTATAACGATGGAGTAGTTTAGGGTACCCTTTACATATCCGCCTTTTCCATATATTGTTTGTATGGCATCTTTGCCATACCCTTCTTTCTCTAGTCTTTTATTTAAATATTTTTTTAAACCTTTTGCACCAGTATTCCTCTTGTCATGCCGGTGTTGCATATAATATAATACTTTAGTGGCCTCATCATGAAATTCAGAATCCGGATTGGACTTATATTGTAGCATTTTAGACATGAATTGGCTATAACCCCGCGGCGATTGCCTGTTGTTCGCCCCACCCCATCGAACGCCACCAATTACATTATCAATTTCAAGTTCTTTTAACATTTCTCGTGTTTGTTCTTGTGTTATTCCTACTTGTTTGCTGAGTTTTTTATAGTAATCTCTATCGTTTTTTGGATTTTTTGGATTATAACGAAGATTGCTTAAAGCTCTATTAACCTTATTTGAGCCACCTTTGTAATTTGTATATGTAATCAAATCTGAAAGCTCTTTATCAGTTAGCGCTCTAATTGGTTTTCCTGTTTGCTGTTGCTTGACTTTTCTTTTGGCCAGAACAAGATTGATAAAAGCCAAAACAGGCTTATTCATCGATGCTCCATAATGAAGTTTGTCGCCATCACGCTCTTCTAAAGGCTCCTCTCCAATTCTTCCAAACGAAAATTTATAATTGACAGTCTTGGGTTTGTAGGGCTTGGGCGGCTTTATTTCTTCCAGAACTATATCTTTGTCTTCGTTTAATAAACTCTGTAATTTTCCTAGAACAACGTTTTTCAAGCTGTCTAAGGATTCTTCAAGTAACCTAGGATCATATTTTATTTGTGAAAGCTCCGCAAATGGATTTCTTGCCCAACCGCCACTAGTTTTAAGATCGATGATTATATGTTTGAGGTCTTCTAGGTCATAAAGCCTACCAGTTACCGCTTGTTGTGTTATTCCTTTTTTGATATTTTCAATTTCGACCGAATTCCTTGCACCAAAATTAGCTTGATGCCAATCTTTTAAAGCCTTAACTTGTTGATGAATGTGTTTAAAGGCTTCGCTTTTTTCTACGTCGACTCTTACCGGCTCAAACGGCTTTGGCCCCTTGGGCGTTGGTATTTCATATGGACGTATTATTTGCTCACCACCCGGAAGTGCCCCGGGCCCAACTACTGCTCCTTTGGCCAACTGCGTAGGATCAGTTGCGGCTTTCGCCTGGCGCATTAGCTCTGCAGACTGCGCCGCGTCTATTGTTTTTGGAGCTAGCCTCGCCAACACCGGAGATTCTGACCAATGAGCCAGCCTTGGGGTAATTTCGCCACCTAAACCAGTTGGCATAGGCTGTCCACTTTTCAATGATCTGTACATATTCCGTAAGCCTCCCTTGGCTAGCCCTCTCCAAAGCATGGCCGGTATACCGGCTGGAGTTACTTCTATAGGATCTGTGAAAAGATTAAACTGATAAGGAACGTCACCTGCATATGCAGGGTTAGAATATTCATAGCCCGGGCCCATCGCTTTTTTGTATTTGTCTGCGATTTTACTAAACTCCTTTACATACGTTAACCCTTTTAGTTCCAGTCTTTCTCTATCGGTAAGATCACCAGATTCTTGTTTTTTCAAAAGTTCAGGAATTCTATCTTTATTCTCTTTGCGCTCCCAATAGTTAAAACTAGCGACCTCTTTCTCTCTGTCGTTTAAATAATGCCAATCTTTTTTATTAAAAACCTTTTGTGTAGCTTTCTTGGGTACACCCAAATGTCGTAGATAACTGCTTTCATCTGGTAGGGCAGCACGATGCGTTCCGGGCGACTGTATTCCGGTCCAATAATCTGTAAGTTGTTCCCATCCAGGCCACATGAGAGGAAGATTTCCGAACCCTTCTGTTGCTCCAGGGAAATATTTAGATTTTTCCCATTTTGATTTTAATTTATCAAGACATTTAGGATCATTTGCACACCGACGCATTCTTTCTTTGTTTAATTCTAGCTGCCGCGATGCGCTTGGACCAGTGTGTGGCATGCCAGTCCATCCCACACCAGATCCGCCACCAGTAAACAGATCTAACCATGATGACTTTCCCTCTTTACTGGGATCCGGTCCCTGCCTATATGGATCTGCCATCGGTACAATTGTGGTTTGATGCCACTTGCCTGTTTTTGGATCTTGATATGAGCGAACAATCGGACCATCTAAATCTCCGGAATCTTCACTGAAAAAACTTGAGCGGCCTCTGTAATTTTGCCACGTTTCGTCTTCTAGATCTTTGTGTATGTTTCTCGTTTTGGTGTATTCGTCCACTTTCGCCTTTAATTCTGAGCCGGGAATGTAGCCATATCTCAGTCCTTTATTTTTTCCTCTTGGCACACCAGACCAAGTTCGTTTGCCCTTTCCAAATCTTTGAAAATAACCACTCGGATCTTTTTTTAGAGCACTAGAGCCGCCCATTCTTTGCGGAGGAACCGGTGTGGAACCCCCACCTTCTCGTGTTCCGGGCCCTTGATATATCCAACCTCTTGGCGCCCCGCGGGGATCTTTAGGATCTTTAGGGCCGCCCCATGGTAAATAATATCCCGGGACACCTTGTTTCCAGTTCATGCCGCCCATTGCAATTTCGTGCTTAAGTTGCTCTCCGGGCGTCACGCGCTGTGAACCTTTTTGATGCTTCAAGCCAAATTCGTCTGTATAACCACCACCGATTTCTTCCTTCGGGCGTACGTCCATGCTTTGAGGGTAGGGGAGAGAATGTTTTGAACCTAAGAAGTCCATTTTTCTTCGAAGAGCAGCTGCATGCGGTGTATCTAAATAATCGGCAAAAGAAGCGGGTATCACAGGTGCCTCTAACAACATTTTCTCAATTTCTTCAGAAATAATTTTGTTTATTTTATTTTGTGTATCTTCTTTTAAGCTTTGTGATCCATCTCCCTCGGAAGCACCAACAGCTGCAGCACCAGTACCAGCAATGCCGATTTGGACTATTTTGTTGAATATAGAAGCAGCCTTTTCAGGGTGTTTGCAATTTAAAAAATCCCTAAACGAAGGGACAGCATTTATTGCAGCCGAACCAACAGTACGAACTCCCATACAAGTTTCTCTAATATCATTCCCTGTCATTGGGCGCTTTAAAATAGCATCAACTGCTTTTACATCTGCATATATTTCCTCTATATTGCTTCGCCATTTATATTCCTGAAGAGCAGCTTCCTTCACTTCTGGAGAAGTGTCTCCAGCACGATATTTTTTAAAATTTTGCGCCCATTTATAACCCAGCAATTCTCCAGGTGTTAGACGGTCTCCAATCTGGCCGCCATGCTGACCAAGATCAAGTAAACTATCTAGCTCATAAGCCTGCATTTGAGCCAGTGTAGCAGTTGGTATATAAATGGATTGCGCATGCTCCGGAGGGTAGTAACGATAAAGACCTTGCTGCGCTGCACTTAAGCCGTGCGATTTGAGATACGGAATAATTTCAGCCGGTATGCCGCTCCTAACTAATGCTTTGTTTGCTAGGAACTCTTGCGCAGGATTAGGAGCACTTCTGAATTTGTTGTAAATTGCAACCAAATATGGATCATAAGAAAAACCATGGCCAACTTCATGAGCCAGTGTTCCCAAGGTCGACATGCCTCCGGTGGAATATTTTGCTATATCTGATGGTGTTCTTATTTGTACGCTCCCCCATGGTGTCCCAGTTGCACCCGGCGGGGCATATACGCCACCAGCCCTCTCCCATATTTCTGGGTTAAGCCCATCAGGTGTTTGACTTGAAATAATTATTGGCGTGGCGTTGATTTTTTTTATTACGCGCGGCAAAACAAGCTCATCGTACACTTTTTCTGGTACCCCGGCATCTAACCATTTTTCCTTATACCGGCCGCTTGAGTATTCTTTCGCAAGAAAATTTTTCAAACCATTAACCAGCTTTTCTTCTTCCCTGGCTGCCATTAATGGCTGTCGGTCGTCTAAACGTAATGGCGACTCCCACGGCTCTATAACTGGAGTTTCTACTGGTGCCGCAGGTGTAACCTCGCTTTCCAGCCAATCGTAATCAGGCTGCTTCCCGCGCGCAAGATCAGGTGTCTCCGGCGGCTTCGGCATCAAATGCACCTCTGGTTTTAATACATCAGGATCATAAGGTTTATATACAAATTCACCCTCAAGTGGCGCATCTACTGCTCGTGGAGTGTTTGAAATAGTGGGGCTGCCAATTTTTAATAAATCAGGCCTAATAACTGGTAGCTTAAGCGATGGCCCTGGTGGTCTAGGTTTGCCTATTTTACTTAAAGTTGATGGTAATTTGCTTTTTGATTCGTTCATCTTGATGGTGATTTTCTTTTTTTTCATTTCTTGATTTCCAACAATAACTTTTGGTATTCTTTCTGTACTATTTTTTTAGCTTCGTCAAATTCTGTCATGCGACCTCTTCTTCTTGGCGGTGTCTCATCAACAACTGTTAGACCACCACGTGGATTTTCACCCCATACATCTGCAGCCGAACGAGAATACCCAAACCTTTGTATCTCCCGTTCCACGTCTTGTAAGTGTGTGTCCCAATCGAACCCACGCTCCGGAACGCGCACTCGTGGCGTTCTGAGGCCGGGCGCAATGTGCTCATCCCATCCCAAATTTAAAATGTCGCGATATACACGCAATGCTGTAGGGCTGTTAGTTGCCAATTCTCTTATTTCTCCGGGAGTTAAAGGCATGCCTAGACGCCCTATCTCGCTCACCGCTCTCTCATAAGCTTGAATCCCATATGTTCTTCCGGGAATGAGTTGGCCTGTATCCTCATGGCCCCTTTGCGTATGTGCCCTGTGACGAGCCCACGCCAATTCCGAATTACTCGGCGCCTCAACGCCTTTAAAATCTTCAAGAGACATCCCGGGTGCGTAATCCTCGTGTGTTTTTGTGGGTTCAACAACCGTTACGCCCCGCGGATCTTCGCTAAAGTCCCTTCGAACGGTCATCGCAGGTTCTTTGGTATGATCAGTGATGATAAGCGAGGGTTCCTCCAGTTTGTTTACAATTGCGCGATAAAAAGGATCTTTCATCCATGTTCCACGCGCAAGTTGTAGGGCGCGCCCCGTAATTTTTCCACTGCGAATTCCGTCGACATAATAATCTACTACCATTGGGTGTACTTCATCAATTAATTGTCCCCATCTCGCAGCAACATCTTCGTCCCATAGCTTTTTCGAGACTCCAGCCTTTTCCCATGGGTTCTGTTGGCCTTGGCGCGCCTCCAAATTTGCAATATTTTTACGAAGTTGCGCTGGGGGCGTATTTTTTATACTATCAAGCGTGTTTTTACTAATACCCTGAACAGTCGCTCTTTCTCCAGGTGTTAAATTACCATAATCCTTACCATAATACTGGCGCGCCAAGCTTGGAGCAATGCTGTCTATAACTGCCTTTTCTTGAGCTAGTATTTCCATGGTTGAACCACCTGATAAATCAAGCCTTCCGGTGCTTGCAACTCCCACCGGTCTGTTTGCTTCAAAAGCTTCTGCAGCTTTCAATCTTAACTTTTCTAACGCAACTTTTTCAGCACTAGGGTAAAGATCGATGCTTTTTATCTTTGCTTTAACTGCTTTTTCTACATCCGCAAGATATCCTCGTCTTGTGTGCCATTGCATTGCTTCACGGGGATAATACTCGATTACAAAGCTAGCAGCATCGTGTGGAGTAATAACCCCCGCCCTTACATCCGCTGTGATGCTTTTTATTACATCGCGCAAACCACTTGGTGCTAGTTCTTCAAATTGTTCATATGATGGCCGAACCGTTAAATTTCCTTCGTCTCCCGGCATTGCCACCCTACTATAGTTTTGTGGATTTACAGGTTCTTTTCGAAAATGTGGCGCCAGCATGCCACCAAGTTCCGTTCTTAGCGCGCTATAATCTACAGGTTCACCCGGAGCCTCGCGCACCCCTAAATACTGCACGTTCTGGCCATGTGGTTCTACATGCGGCGCGCCAACAGCAGGCGTCAATTCTTTTACCGGCGCCGCTTCAAGATCATAAGGTCTATATGTAAATTCACCTTCGAGCGGCGCTCCCACGTCATCCGGAACATGACCAGTCTGTCCTATTTTGCTGGTTTTTCCGAGGTTTAACAAACCAGGCCTAATAGTTGGAAGCCTAGGCGTAGGTATACGAACCGGTTTACCTATTTTGCTTATAGTCGATGGTAGTTTGCCCTTTGACTCGCTTATAAGCTTATAATACTCTTCTAATATAATTCTTGCAAGGTTCTTATAGGGCATATGCTGCATAACTCCGGGAAAATAAAAGTATACAGTTTAAATAGTTTTCAAATGTCAATAATGATTATTTTGTCGTCATTTTGTTTTTCTTCTGTTATTTCGCGCAATTTCGGACAATTTAGCGGATTTGGGGTTGGTATTTGAAGAAATGGGCGCCCAAAAGCGTTATTTTGCTCTTCGCGCTCTTTTTTGATCAGAATATTGATCATTTCGAGGTCAAAATCGGAAATTTCAGTGATAATTGGCATAAAACCTCCCTCGCTATCAATAACTAGTCACTAAGAGCCACCAGCGCCCGGTGGAGCGCTTTTTGATCGCTTATAAGACGGCTTTTTCATCTTTTTGCCCACATTATGCTTGTTTTTGCCCTTTCCAATCAGTCTAACCTTCATTCTGCGGTGTTTTTTCTTCACTTTCTTCTGATAGGGCTCTTCTTCTTGCAATATTTCGTCATCATAGAGAGAATCCCAGTCATTTTCAACGTCGAACGGCTCAATATCAGGCTCTTTGACGGGCTTTTCTTCCTCCGACCCCTCCTCATACGATATACGGTCCTTAAAGCGGCTTAAAATGGCTCTATTCGGCTTGTAGAACACAAAAAAGAAGGGATTTTCATCGTTATCGTGGGCAAATTGCTCTTTTTTGACCTTAGAAACACCAAATCTATTGTTTTCGGGCATAAATTTGGCCCAAACACGTAGTGCATCATCACTTTGATCGTAATCATCGGGGGATAAACCTTCATTTCCGGCTAATTCTAGTGCCATTAGGTACATTATCGTACCAACACCCTCTGAATCAGCAGGTGCATTAGACCATGCTAGCTGCCAATTGGGAATATCTGTGCGTTTTTCAAGAACAACCTCTGCATTTCCCTCTGCTTTTCCTGGTTCTGGTTCATTAGTTTGCAAACTTAAAGGCAAAATCACTATTGTTTTGGAACTTTGTGTAATTTTATAGTGAAAACCCTTTGGACCCCTTGATTCTTTAATTAATCCTCGCCAATTTTCAAATAATTTCTTCATTTATTGCTCCATTAAAGCCTTAAGTTTGCTTATTGTGTCCTCTGCAGAAGTATGTAGTATGGCAATGCCCCCTGCTTGCTCCCATGGGACAGTATATTTTTCAAAATCATCAATTAAAATGTTGGGTTTACCATCTTTTGTTGTAGCATGCCTGTGTTTGTCGCCTGTTAGTATCACATCAATTGGTTGAGGATCTATTAAATTCGAAACCCACACTCTTTTCCCCTCTGCAGACTCTCCATCCCATGGGTGAGAAAGGATAATTGGATCATATTGTGAAATATAACTCCACAAAACGTCTTTATCTGATGTTGGGGGCAATGTTGCCCAAAATTCTACATTATTGCTTACCATGTTATCAATATAATCTAAAGATTTCTGGTATTTTGGATTCTTTTCCGTCCATCTCCAATCAATGGCTAGAATTTTTTCAACACCTTTTCTTAACTTTTCATCTTTTGCATTTTTTTGTGCCTTTTCTAAGACGGCACCAACCAGATCTACTAAAACGCCATCCATATCACAATATATTTGGTAGGTTTTATCTTCTTTTAATAAAAATTTCTTCCATTCTTTTACTAAATTATTAACTTCCTTCATTTTCTTCGTCAGCAAACTTTTTAGGCTTTGTATTTAATCCACCGGCATTATTGGGATCTCCATAAACCAGTGTTTGGCCTGGGATATTTGTATCAAACTCTTCTAATTTATTATACTTTTCAGTTATAATGTCTTTATCTTTTTGATGCATATCCTTGTTTGCAATCTCCTCGCTGTTCTCCCACACATATTCTGTGTGTTCTTCATTTAACTCTATTATACCACTAAACTCCTTAGATTCATAGTACTTTATTTTGCCTTTTTCACCAATTGGCTTCAAGTTCTCAACAGCTAAATTAGTTTCTTCGGAGACTTCTCTTTTTGCACCTTCTTCTTCGCTTTCATTTTCTTTCATGTGGCCACCCGGTAAATTCCACATTTCATCATCACTTCGTTTTAAAATTAAAATTTTATTTTCATCGTTTAAAATAACAACTTTAACAACAGAATCTATATCCTTGTCTTCTTTCAAGTACCTTCGCCAATTTTCAAATAATAGTTTCATTTGTTTTTTCTCGTAATTGTATAAGAGTGCCACTCTTTTAGTTCTGATATTGTAGCAAACAAGTTCCAGCGCTTTGGTACATCAGCTATCGGAAACAGTGCATGCAATAAAAATATAGTTCCTCTAAAAATTAAAGTTAACCCAATCTTTCCTGCAAATAAAAAATGACTAATGTATGTTTCGTCATTGTCTTTTAGATGACTCATTTATTATATTCCTTGGCATGCCCTTCTAAAATCAATTGTTTATTAATGTTTTTTTCACCTATAAATAGTTCACCTAAACATCTTCCGTATTTTCCAACACCATGGGAAACAATACAAAATTCATTATTTGATTCGTTTAGTATTTCTATTAATCTGCTTTTTGCTGCTAGACCTTTCTTTTTTTCTGCTAGATCTTTTGTTCGAACCTCTGGAGTGTCAATATTAAAAAGTCTAATTCTTTTTTTAACCCACACATCAAACCCTAAATCGATTTTTGCATCGATGGTGTCACCATCTATAACTTTTATTAATTTTGCTTTATAGGTGAAAAAGTTTAAATCTTTCACTCATTTAGAGACCTTCGCCAATTTTCAAATAGGAGTTTCATTTCTTTATCCTTATTCTGATCTTGCGCTCTCTTAATGTTGCTTGAGACCCCCCATCAGACCTTGCAACCTTTTTTGCCTTTTTGCGGAATTCTTCTGCCTCCACATGATCCTTTAATGCTTTATTTGCTTCTTCTTTGGACATTATTCCAGCCTTTATCCAGCGGCCGAATTGTTTCAAACCTCTGTCAAATATTAGTGGATCTTCTATATTGTTGAGGAATATTTCTTTTGCTAATTTCATGCCCTCTTCTGTTGGGTCAGGGCCTAATAAATTCGCCAACTGTTCGTTAACTTGAACGCTTCTAATAATAAATTTATCGCGCGAATTAGAAAGCTTTCTAAGTGCTTCAATTGGCGTGTTTGGGTTTTTTGCAACTTTTGACAAGACTTCAGACGTCAAACCCGCGTGGTAATGATCATGGGTGGTCAAGAGATTCCCAAACGCTTCAACCATATCATTCAACTCTTCTGGAGGTGTGCTTGGATCATCGGCCACGAGATTGTAGTGATAGGTTTGTACAACTGGATATTTTTGTGGTGCTTCTGTTTGCATAAGAAAACCGTGAAGTACTTTGAATAGTTTATCACTGACCGGGTAGTCCTCCACATTCACAAATTGTTCAGAGCCATAATGAAATTGATATTTTTCTTCACCACCCGGATGAGATTTGTGGCCGCGCTGCATAAATTCAGGCTTATCCGGATCGGTTTTCGGTTTCCGTTTAAAAAAGAACAATGGATCATCTGGCTCATAATAGTCTGAAAAATAATCTAAACCAGGCGCAGCTGTACACCAATCTGTTCCTTTTCCCAATTCGCATGCAGCGCCTTTATTGTGGAGAGCGGCAATATATATTTCCCCATCATCTCTTAAAACTTCTGTTCCCTCTTCTGCGTCGAGGTATTGTCTTTCTTGTTGTCGAGCATGAATTTCTTCTTTTGCCGCTTCTACCATTTGATGCAATTCTTCAAATGATTCAAGCTCTATTAAGTTCCTTTTTGGCATTAAATCTAGATTTTGGAAGTAGATTTCAAGGTCGGGCATAATATTTGCATAAGGTCGACCTTGACCTGTAAATGATATTTCGCCATCTATAATATCTCTGGCTAGATTTGGATCCTTAAGGGCTAATTTGCGAACCCACATCATTGCAAGGCCTTGATTTTTATCGGATTCTTTCTTTTTTTGTTCTGGGCTTGTTACGTTTGGGCCCCATATGTCTTCTGGTATTATTTCTAATATATAATTTCTGTAACTGGCAGCTGCTTTGTTTATTTTTTCTTCATCTGCTGGCGGCTCTGGATCATCTCTTGGGTCAATATAGCCGTTTTCGACGTCCCAGTGCCAAGTCTGATTAACGTACCTATTATATAAGTTATACATTTTCTTGTTGTTGGGCTTAATGGCTTCATACGCAGCCTGCATTGAATAGCGCTCAACTAAAAGGTATTTTCGCCAACCTGTAAAATAATCTTTCATAAACTATTCCTTCTTTTCTTTTTCTTTCTGTTTTACTGCGTAATAATAGACAAGCCAGCCTTCTTTTTTGTCCAGCTCTTCTTTGAGTTTTTCAACTGAATATATCTTTGTCTCGTCTTCCTTGTTCAAGAACGAGGCATAATGTGCTGCCAATAAATCGATGGAGATTCTATTGATTTTGTCTGTATGTACTTCAGTGTCTATTGCAATCAAAATAAGAGGTTCAACAGCTAAACATTTCTCAAATCTTACAATATGGCTAGCCAGTCCAATGACACCAACCTGCCAACTTTCACTTGCCTCACAATTAGCTTTAACCGTCTCTAATGTCATAAGAGGGTGTAAATCTTGTTGTTTTAATTGAGTTGTTGCGCATGCAGTCATAAAGATTGCTAATAGCAAAGAAATAATTGTTTTTTTCATTTTTGTAGTTCCCTTATTTTTTTATTTATTTTAGACATTCTTTTATCTAATGAGTCTAATCGCTTCTGATGCATTCTATTTTCACTTTCAAGGCCCTTGATGTTAAGCGATAAACTATTGATATCACTAACAGTTGTGTAGTAAAACCCTGCAAAAGCAAACAACAAAGTACCTATAGCTATAGCTGTTTTAATATCCACTTTTATCTTTTCCATTGTAACAAAAACACCTTTTTTTCACAATATTTGATTGTTCGTTTTAGCTTTTCTTCTAAGTTATAATTTTCGATCTGTTTCCATTGTATAAAATCGTTCAATTCGGTTTTCACTTTGTTGACTCTAATTTTCGCCTCAGAAAGCCGAGTCAACGCTTGCATATATTCTAAACTAGCGGAAAGATAGAGTTTTTTGTTAGCTAGTTTTTCACCCTCTTTCATAAATTTTCTAGAAGCCTCATAAAGTGCAATTGAGCACTGTGCTTCTGTTTTTTGACTACAATCGAGTTGCGGCCTACAGTTTTCCGGAAGGTGTATTGTTAGCGGCCCATTTTCATATTGTGAGGTTACTAAAACGTTAGCATTGGGATCCTTTACATATTGAGGTCCACATGCCACAAGCAACAATATAATTGAAATTAAGCATTTTTTCATCAATCGCCAAATCCTGTTTCTTCATAATAATCGTCATCTTCTTCTTTTTCGCCACCTGATTCCATAGACTGTTCGCTGTATTCTTTCCAAAACCCTTCGTACAGCAATTGATCAACTTCTGGCTTGTGATCTTCTTCAATTATTTCTTGCATTTCGCCGTAATTGCGTAAAGCTTCTTTAACGGTGAGTTTTCCTGCTCTAAATTCTGTACAAATTATACACATAGTTTTGTTCCTTACTGGTTTCTTTCCATTTCTTGCCGTATAAGCTCATTACGAACTTGCTCTTCTGTTGGACCTTCCGGCCCTGGATCTAAAAGAGATTTCATTTGTAGCAATTGCTCCGCCCTTTCCTGTTCTGCGCGCATCACATTGGCCTCACTTTCCTCCGGCGACATATAAGCGTTATTCAGGGGGCCCCCATAATATCCTGACGAAGGAGGAGGTTCAAAATGTGGAATTTGATAGCCCTCCGGCGCTGCATAGGGATCATAGTCAAACGGATAAGCTTCTCCAAAAGTAGCTAAATTCGCTGCAATTCCCCCGTAAGGATCTTCATACTCTTGGCCGGTTAATGGATCTGTTACTATTTCTGGACCTACCATCGTTTCGTATTCTTCTTGTATTAGTTTTTGTAATTGTTCTTTGGTCAATTTCATTTTTATTCCTCGTTGATCGACATTGATTTATCATATGCCATTGTTTTTACACTAGACAGTCTTCGTAAATAGTCTGTACGTCTTAGAATTTTAAAAGCTAAATTCTCTACTGAAAACGCGCCCTTATCCTCTAAGCCAGATTGTCTAAGTTTTCTGATTCTTTCTTTTAATTTTTCTGCTTGTTCTACAGTTTCTTCATAGTGTCCTTCTTCAAACAGTTCATACACTGCGTCGATATCGTTCATAAATGCTGCAGCTTTCTTTTTTATATTCTTCTCGTCAATTATGTTCTCTTCTCTAGAGGGCTCAGTGTTCCATTTGTTATTTCTTATAGAGAATACACCAGTAGAATAGTGCGGCTCATTGGAATCTTGAACATACACTTCTACTTCAAATCCTTTTATTAATATTTTATGATTTCTATTCCAAAGGCTGGAAGCGGTTCTAAAAAAGTCTTGAACTAAATCTTGTTTGTCGTCTACTTGTGTGTAGTCCACAATAACGTGGAGATCAATATCAGAATATTCTGACCAATTGAAATTCGCTAAAGAACCTGTCATTGTAACATCAACAATCTCAACCCAATCTAATTCTAAGCCTTGAAAGAATTCTTTAGCAATTTCATATAGTTTGTTTGCTATTTCTTCATTTAGATTTCCGGCCTCATCCCAAAACTCTGGATGTAGGATGTCTTGTACCTCGAAACTAGACACATCAACCGATTCTGGTTCGATTTCTTCTAGAATACCCTTGGGGTCTTTAGTTGAATCCATGTTATAAAATACCTTTGCTTATATAAGTAGTTGTAAGTTTTATGAAATGGGTTCTAGTAAATATACTTTTATTATTTGAAAGTAAGGATTAATCTGAAGCGTATAAGAAGGGGTGGGTTGCCAAAAGACATTAGCCACTTTTGGCACATCTGTGCACATAAATTCTACAATAATTCCATAGCGATACACATGTTCGCCACGATTGCGATACAACATATGTCTGACATACATGCCAACTTGCATTATATTTTTAACTATAAATGCATTTGGTCAACAGCTAATTAAAAATTCAAAAATTCTTCATTAACGTGTTTACATTCAGCACACTGAAACAATTGCACAGGAGCAAACATTCCCTGTCCTGTTGGTGACATCAAGGGCGAAATACGCTTAATAATGAAAGCGGGCTGAAAATAGGTGCTCTCACACTTTTCACACACAATATCATCAGCGTCTTTAATATTAACTTGTGGACTCTCTTCTTGAATTACATTTTTCTTTGCCATTTTTTTACCTCAATTGAAATTAGTTTTACCGCGGCAGCGATAAGTTTAGTTAATCATAACACAAATGGCCATGATTGTAAATAGTTTTTATTTTTTTATAGAAGATATTATATGCAAGCCCTCTGAGAAACACCAATATGCATCATTTGAATCAAACCAGTATACTTGCACATCATATCTACCAGCTGTTTCAGGGTATTCATCAAATATCTCATTGACTTCTAGTACAATTCCAAATATATCAGCGCCGAAATCGAGTTGCACTAAGTCCCCAATTTTAATCATTTTTTTAGTATATCTAAATAGTCTTTAGACGGATTTAGTTTAATAAAGTCAAATATTTTTTTCTTTAATCTTTCATTTTCCGTACGCAACCTAGCATTCTCTATCTCCAAAGATGCCGCAGCGCTTTCAGCTATAATTAAATTAACAAATTGTTGTTCTGAGTCCATGTTTATAAATACTGTGTCATTTTGTTTTTTACTTTGGCATGCGACTTGCAATAATTAATGTTGTATAAAGGAGAAAACAAATGGAAAAATGCATTTTATACATTATTACGGGGTTTGGTATGGTGATTACCCCGGGTTGCTATGCACACCATGGTGTAATTACACCACATCGTGTTGTATACACCTCACACATACCTGCGGATGTGCACATATATGAACGTCCGAGAAGAAAATACTATAGATATCACAAACCTAGAAGATATTATCGACCTAGGCGGATAATCAGAAAGAGAACAATTTATAGAGGAAAAACAACTATACATCGACACCACCATCATTATTATAATAGAAATAAAAACAACCGCAATCGTAATAAAAAGAAGTGGAAGAAAAAGAAAAAGTATTAGTAGATTATTCTTCTGTTAACAAAAACGAAGAATAGTTCATTTTGTAAGGATCTTCGGATGTTCCTGAGCCGATGATAAAATGTGGCAAGGGATCTTCGGAAGGTACTTCTCCGTCTTTCTTTACACTCCAAGTCTCTAAGTATCTGGCCTTAATTTCTTGTACCTGTGTGTTTGTTAATGCTTGTTCATGTTGATATAGCGCTTCCTTTGCCAACAAGCATTGCAATTTACGAGACCATTCCGGCATGCTGTCAGGTATAGTTATTTTTGCGTCGTATTCCCATTGTGCAGCTGCTATCTTGTGTGGTGCTATTAATACTGGCATTTTATAGTCCCGATGCTATGGCAGCTGGTGTACCACTATTATATAAAACAGAAACCTGATTTGCTGTTAGCGCCACGTTCCATATGGCGAACTCATCTAGCCAAGCGCTTAAAGAATATTGAGCGGTGGGAAGATTGGCGGTATCGCCACCCACGCGAGCCACAACCGAATTCGTAGTTGGCTTACCAGCAACTGTTGTTCTGCTTTCAGCCACAGCAAAAGTGCTATCAAGAGAACCATCTATATAGCAAAGCATTCCGGCTTGCCCGCCTGATCCATCATATGTAACCACAACATGATGCCAATCGTTATCGTCTATTGTAACAGTAGATTCTTTATAAATTGCAGCATCATAAGCAGCAGGATCGCCTGATTGACTAGTCCAATCCGATATCAAATAAGCCGTAACGCACTGATTACCACTAACAGTAGCAAAAAATACTGCAGGGCCGGTGTAGTCATTACCCGCGGACTCTCTTTTAACATAAAGGCCACGATACCCGGCAATTGCTGACGACATTATAACCCATCCTGAGATCGTCCATGGATCATCATGATCCCAGTTTATGTCAGCATGGTGCGCAATTTCTATATGTTCCGTGTCGGGCGCGCCCGCCTCAAACTTTAAAGAATATGTTCCCCGTTTTGCTGATGTGTCATCCCTTTCGGTACCGCTACCAGTTCCATCATGATCTGTGCCGCTTTCTGAATAATCTTCAATGGCCGTATCATGATCTTCGAAGGTGTAATAAATTATAGGAGAGGGGCTGGTATGTGCCGTTCCATTATAGTTATCAACGCTCAATTTTGCAACGCCATTTCTTTTTTTGAGATCGCGACATGCAACTCCATTGACCTTAAGAGCCACAGCCATATTATGCTATCTCCACGTAATCATTGGAGGGATTAAAATAAACAAGGACGTCACTAGAATGGTCATCAATCGCATACCCTACAAGTCGAACTATGTCTCCTGAAGCTGAAGGCGCCGTGAAATCAAAGTGGCCATCTGTAGTGCTTATATAAAGAGGTAGGCCGTCGACGGCACCACTACCGGGTGTGTTTAAAATTTCAGTACTTGGTATACGGATAAATCCACGTGTCAATACTCCAACCGTACGCGAAGAGCCGCCAAGACCAACACCAAGCATACCTTTTGCTGTTGCTTCGGCGTCTGCGTCTGCAACATTCCACGTGCCATCCGTATGTAGAAAGTATACTTGCCCCGCTGTTAAGGTATCATCAGCACCCGGCGAATAGCGCAAAATTTCGCCACCGCCTTGACCGCTAGTTAAGTGGTTCTCAAATGTTTCAGCCTGATAATCATTTATTACATGTAAACTGGTTAACGGCGTTGCAGTTCCTATACCGACGTTATTATCATCATCATCAACGACGAGAGTCGTGCTGTCGACAACCAATTCCTTTGTGATTGTTAGTGTTTGTGTACTTGAACTGCCTTTTTTGAATGATGACATTTAAATTCTCCTTAATTCGTGCACGTTTTTATAATATAAATAGTTTATCGAGAACAGAAAACATCAAAAATATTTTTTTCTTAATCAACAAACAACCATGGAGCACTTTCTCTTATATATGCGTCCATTTCAGGTCCTTGCCTTATTCCGGCCGGTATATATATTCGCTCATAAGGCCCGCCGATGGGAAAAGGGCTTTCTTCGCCTAGACCACCAGCGCCATATATTTTGTCCATTTCTTGAACGTTGGGCCACCCAAGTGGTGTGATGCTCCATCTGCTGCCTTCGCGAGATTGGTTGGCAGGACTAAAAACTGGAACGGCGTTTGCTTGCGCTGGCCCGTGTCGGTACCACATATCATAAGGCTTGTTGTGCCACCCTTTACGATATAATTTACCTCCGGTTGGCCAATTCTTTTCTTCTTCAGGGTTACCAGCTGTGGTCGGAGTATGTGATGCTTGCCCGGGCGGCAATATCCCAGCTTTTGATTCATGAAGTGTTTTTAGCTCATATTGATTGGCGGCGCGCCCGTAGGGAGCCTTGACGCCCCAAACGTAATCTTTCGCATGCTCTTCCAATAATTTTTTATATTCTTCTTTTACGACTCGCTTTAAGTTTTCTTCATATATACCAGGAGCAATGCCCCACCTATATAGATCTATATGGCCGGGCGATTTTTCGCCCGCGTACTGCTCAGGTACGTGGGGAGATACAAGTGTTGTTTCATAGTCTGCAGCTTCACCATGACCTTCTATTCCGCTAAAGCCAGTAGAATATAACCAATCATTAGCTTCTTTTTTCGATAGGCCCGGCATGCCCGGCATGTGATGGGTAAAGAACGGTGATGGTAATTCAGCTCGTATTGCGTCAAGCGCCATGTTATGATACACAGAAAATGGATCGTTGGCCATATGAAGAATATCTTCCCAAGCTTCAGAAGATAGCTCTTGTTTAGGAGCAGCTGCCCTTTCTTCGCCATATGAATCTTCGTATGTTGAACCCCGCCCAGCAGCATAATCAATTGGAGGGGCCTTTTCGATATCGTATTCCATTCCGCGACGAGGTTGTCGCGCCTCGCTTTCAGTTACCAAAATTTTTTTTTCTTCATTAAAACAAACTAGTAATTCTTCGTTGATAATTTGTTGCAATTTGGCCTTGGTTAACTTCATAGCAAAACATTTCGTAATTCTTCTTGAATAATATCCTGCAGTTGTTGTTTTTTGATTGTTGACTCATCGATGGGCACAAAGCCCTCCTCTCCCGGTGCCTTGTTTAAATTTCTTAATTGCAGTTTATATTGTGGTTGTTGTTGGTTAATTCCAAATGTCTTATATTGCGCATTAACTAAATTGGCTGGATAGCCCCGGGCCAGTAATTCTTGGCCTAAATCATGCATATGCTGCCTCATACCCGGGTCCATAGCATCTCCAACTTCACTTGCATGCGCTAGTAGTGTTTGGAAATCGCCGGTAAGGGTTTGGTTAGAATGAGGTGACATGTCACGTGATTGCCCGGCTTGGTAGGATCTAACCACATCAGCCGTTTTGCCGCCGTAATCAAATTCACTACCCAATTCAACCGATGGGCCAACACATGTCTGCACGGAAGGATCACAGCCACTACCCGGATGTTGATCTTGGTATGGGCCGGTTTCTTGGAGAACTGCCTGTAACTCTTCTTTAATAATTTGTTGTAGTCGTGATTTAGTTAGTTTCATGTGTGGTTAACCCTTGTCCTTTTAATAATTGTTAATAGTGTCTATAAGTCTTTGTCCATATCGTCCATTTCCTGCGCCGTGAACTTTCTCTTTTTCTTTGGCGGTTATTTTTTCTTCCGCGCTTTAGCATCGATGTTTTTCTCTTTCTGTTTCTTTAGTTTACGCAGAGCTGCAGTATCTTTATCTGTCGGCTTCTTGCTTACTTTTAGATTGCTTTTTTTCTTCTCTTTCTTATCTTCTTTTCCATATACATCTTCTATGTCGCGCTTGACCAAGCCGCCTACTGTTACTCTTGGCGTATACTTGGGCTTTTTTGGGCCCGTGTGGACTATCTTAACATCATCGCGAAATTTACCGGGATCATATTTTTTTCCTGGTAACGTTACTACTTTCTTGCCACCGAATTCGCCCTTTACTGTGACTTTCTTGTCTTTTGTGAATCCCTTCTTCGGACTTTTTGCTGGGGTCACTAGCTTTTCTTCTTTTTCTTGCATTAGCATATCATATTCTTCTTGTACAATTTGCTCGAATGAAAGCGCTTCACCGACCACTCCAATCGTGGATCCGGTGACAAAGTCTCTGCGCGCCTCTTCAGAGGGCTTAAGATCGACACTACCAGGCTCGCGGCGGTCAATACGGCTCATCGGGGTCTTGCTCACAGGGTACGATGTGCGGGTACTTTCGTCTTCAATGCCTACTGGAACGAACGTACTTGAACCCTGCGTAACCGGTGCCACGTGCGTCATCTGCTCTTGGCCAAAGTCCGCAGGTGTAAAATTTTCTTCCTGCAGTACTGCCTGTAGTTCTTCTTGTATAACTCTTTGTAATATTGATTTTGTGATTTTCATATGTTTTGTTTCCTCTAAATAGTCTCCTAGCAGCGCTCCGCCAGCTGTTAACGGATCGGCTTCGTATGCCGGTACCGTGTTAATCGCCGCGTCATCATCTTCTAAGTGGTGTTTTAAGGCAAGGCGCAATATTGTTGCAGAATCGTTTTCGCCATCACCGTCTAAATCAATAAAGTCTCCCTGCTGCAGCGGCGGTGCGGCAAATTCTGGTCCAATTCCCAGTCGATGTCGACCGTAGCCTTTTCCTAGATTTGTTCGCAACAGTTGCATGTTTCGATCATATATGTTGGCCGCGGCGTCTGCTGTATATGCCGGGTCTGACCGCGCGACACTCTGCGCTGCAGGCTCTACGATATCGCCTAGGCGTACGCCGAACGGCCAAAACGCTTCTTTCAAGGTTAAGCTCAATTCTTCTTGTATGATTCTTTGTAATATTGATTTAGTGATTTTCATGCTGTTAACACTCCTGATATATTAAATAGTACTAAAATTTAGCTTTTCATCATTATTCTAGAAGTTTACGTAGTTCTTCTATGATTATTTTTTTTAATCTAGCTAGTTCCATATTTTTTTTTATTAGCAACAGCCACACTTGCAACAGCAATGCATCGGGTTTAGCCAGTTAAGTAATCGATGTAGTACGTTTTTCATGTTATTGTCTCCTTTTATATAAATAGTTCGGAGGTAACGTTGTTTCGAATTCTGGCTTAATTTTTTTTTGTGATCACGCGGCTGTACTTAGTCCCCACTTCTCCCCTCTCTATAAGGGATTATAATTCCGGTATAGGGGGGAGGGGGGGTACCTTTAACTGTTTGTTATTGTTTAGCTTTTTTCTAAACAGGCTTTAACGAAACGCTCTTTATTAAAGCGGGGGTTGGTCTTGGTTAGCTCGCTAGCGAAGCTCACCGCTAGCTCTCGTATTACGCAGCGATTCATAGGGGACGTGCTACTAGCTTTGAGTACGTCGGCAATCAGTTGGAAGTCTTTACGTGTCATAGGTATACTCTTAACCTTTCTTCATTGTTCTATATACATTATAGCAAATGACATAAGGTTTGTCAAGAAAAAAATTAAATAAAAATACTTGTTGTGGTTACTACTGCTGAAAGAATTGCTATTGTAAGCATATTATTTTTAGCCCTCGCAGGTTTCGGGTTGTGTCCAATTGTCGTATTGCCAGTCGCTGATCTGCTCATCTTTGCAGAGCGAATCAGTCCAATTGTTCCACTCTTCACGGCGCGCGGGAAGATCTGGAACGCCATCTTGCTCGTAATGCTCTTTGATTGTTGGCAGGATCTCAGCGTTGAAATAATCAACTGCCTGATCGTGGGTCATGACGTTGTACAAGTCGCTAGCCATAGAATGTTATCCTTCTCTAAGTTTCTATATACATTATCTCAAATTTTGCGCCGTTTGTCAAGCTTTTTCTTTCGCTTTTTCAATCTTTTTTTAACCTTCTTGACTGTCATTTTCTTGACGATTGGATGGATATCCATACCCGTGATCACTGACTCGTCTGAATTATACATTGCTGCCCTCGATATTAATTGCTGTAGGTTATGGTTGGAATGGTTGCGCGACTGTCAGCCGCTATTAATGCCATGGCAAACATGAGAGAATTCTCGTCTGGCTTGTCTTCCTCGTCCAATAAATAGCCCGTACCAAAGGGCAATATTGAAAGCAATATTAAATTGTCGAGAGGCAATGTAGAAAATAATTTCAATTCTATCTCCACTAAGCGAAAGTTAAACTAACTCCGCGATATCATTAGGCTTTAAAAATAGCCTGTTTTAAAACTTTTTAGGGTTCGACCATGCGAACATCGTTGCCGATGCAGCCACAGCCGCTATATAACCAATAATTCCTAGCGTCATAAACAATCCTCCTACTTGTTAATACCATCATACCATGCGACGGTACGCTTGTCAAGCAAATAAAAATAAAAAAAAAATAAATAAAGGCTTGACAAGCGGTGTTCGCGTATATAGGCTTTATAGTACTACTCTAACCACCTATTTCCACTTCCACCTAATCAATCAACGCCTTTATCTACTTATAACCTTTGCTACCTCTATCTAAAACCAAAAAAATAAAAAAATTAAAGTTCTGATTCGTGTTTAACGGTAGCTACTTCTTTGAGCGTACCAACTACATCAAACGAATATGGATCAACATCTGCTGAACCTAAACGTTTGTTAGCAGCATCGCGTTCTAATGCTTTTGATGCGCGTTGTGCAACTGATTGAAAGGCTTCAATGCCCGGATCAGATTGTGTGCCCATTGTATTATAATAATTAACCAAGTCAATCAGTATTTCTTTTACTTCACTTTGCAACTTTCTTCTTTCTCCCTCTCTTAGCTTTAGGCTTTGCCCATGCGCTAATGAATGCTTCTGGCCCCCTTTCATCTGGGGGAAGCTGAGTTACTCCATTCTTGTCAATGAAGTCTTTAAGGATTTTTAGTTCTTCTGCTCTCGTCATAAATTATAGCCCTCCAAGGCGCATATTTGTGTAGATAACAGCTTGACCGTCATTATCTACTTCTACAGTACCACCAATAACGCTAGCCAACTGATGCAGCGAAGCGTTTAGTAGTTTTTGTTCACATAGCTCTGCTACTTCAGCGTTGGCATGGTTCCCGGCTAAGTCTGGATGTGAATCCAGTACATCTAAAATAATTTGACTAATATCAGTCATTAGTTTACCCTCTTCAAAGCAAAGAGCAATTCGCCCGTTGCTGTATCTGTCAGAACCTCAAGTTCACCACTATCATAACCCTCAAGCAAAGCTTCTGCAAGCTCAGTTTCTTCGGGCGTTTCTGCGTTGTCGAGAAAGGATTGAATCTTTGCTCGTTCTATATCTAACATTTTGGCTCCTTTTGCCACTGTTTCTATATACATTATCTCATATGGTGACGTGTTTGTCAAGTATTAAAGTGAAAAAATTTCGCGAGCTACTTTTTAGTCACTATTGAGCCTGAACGGACAGTGCCCATAAGTCTCTTCGTAATACTTCCAATACTCCCTGAGAAATGTTGTCCTTGAGTTTCTGAAAGACTTCATTATGTCCTCTTTTACTCTCTCTCGAATTTCTTTCGTTGACATATCATTAACAAGAAGCTCTGCAAATAGCTCGCGATTCTCTTCTGTGCTAATTGGCTCCTTTAGTTTGCTCTTATCTATTGCCACGACTCAAGACCTCGTATTCGTTTGTTCTCAACCATGCGCTATGATATCCACAGCTTTGAGCCTTAAACCAGCCATCAATAGTATCTATCTTGGTAACTAACCAAACGCCTTGCGGGGTGTGTTTTTGTCTAACTAAATCACCTACTTGCACTGCTAACGACCTCGCACACCTCTTGAACGTAATTCTTATCAAAGTCCATAATGCCCTGCCAAAAGGGACACCAGACTTTGTATGGTTTTTTTGTTCGCAAGTCTCCAACATGCACAATCACTCCGCACGAATCGTCGGGATACTCTTTTTCTCTAATCATATCGCCAACTTTCATGTTTTCACCAAACTAAATACGTGGGGTTGATTGTGGATATTGGTTGGTGAATAGCCGTATTCACTGTTATAACAATTTGGTGCTTTTCCCGCCCATCGCACAAAAACCCTTGCTTTAGGAAAAGAGAGGCTATAAATAAAACCAACATGGTTTTGTCCGTCAACCTTCTGAATCAACAAATCACCAACTTTGGGCATTCTACTGCTCAACCGACAACCTCTAAAAACCCACTGCTCATCCAGCACTTGTCATCATCATCAAAGAAATGAACTAAATATTCTTCTGCCTTACATTCACATTTGGCGGCGCGGCATTCTTGTATTTTTAGTATCACTCCCAACGAACAGATGCGATTCATTTTGCTTCTTTCTTTAACCAAATCACCGACTTGCACTGATTACCTCCAGAACTTCAAATTCTTCTTCTGTGTGCTCTGCTCTGTACATCGGTCCATCGGTCCATTGAATTACAGCAGTTTTGCCCCAGTAGTCATCTTCTGCCGGAACTTCAACAATAATCCCTAACAGGCCGCGAGTATGTTTTACTATATCACCGACTTTCATTTTATGCGCTCTAACTCCCACTCTCCAACAATTCTGAATCGTTGTTGGGCAGCGTTGTAAATTCTCCACCAATGCTGACCGGTTTGGGTTTGTATGTCTTGTGCGACAATAATTCCCACCCAGCCCATTCTGGTCTGAATTAAATCTCCAATTTGAAGTTCTCGTATCATGTTAATATTATCTCATAGATTGGCGGGTTTGTCAAGTGTTTTTTACGTGTTTTATATCTTTTCGTTTCATAAAATTAACAGGCTTTCCAAACCAATGTATTTGATAGAGGCCGTACCTTGAAGAAGGCTTGATCACAATTCCATGATGCCCATGTAACCCCTTGAAACTTTTAAGTTTCTTACCACAAGCCGAAAGCTCAACTAAATCACCGACTTGCACGTGCAATCTCCTTAAGATCTGAAATTGTTTCATTAATATCGGGATGTTGCCCGTTGCGTACTCGCAGGTTTCGAAGTAGCCATCGTACGTTTGATGGCGTAAGTTCTTTTCGAGAGGCTGGCACGTCCATCGTTGTGAGAACTTCAACTAGTCTTTTAACTTTCATGCTTATATTATCTCACACAAACGATGTTTTGTCAAGAAGTTTCTTTTGTTTTATATGGGATAACAGGAGCGCTGGTTAACCATCCAGCCGCACACGTATTCATTATAGCACCATGATTCAATGCACTCGCTGTAGTAGTCTTGTACTATCCAAGTGCAGCACTCGCCTTTATATGTCCACGGGTTCACATCGCAGTATAAAGGCACCTCATAATAAGGTTGTTCATCATACCCACAAGGAATAGGCTCTTCTTCTACATGAAAAACACACCCAGAAACAACAACCATTATCAAAACTATAATTACTTTACAGACTTTCACTTATAACCTCTATCTGCCCTTCTCGAAACCAGTACAAGTGGCCTGATTCCGCCATTTGTGCCCAATATTGAACTATAGCACCTGATGAATCTTTCCGTTCTTCCACTCTTGTGATCAATGCAATACCATCAATTTGTGGGCGCAAACCTGATGCTGTAACTTTAACTAAATCACCGACTTTCAATAGCTCAGTGCCCTGCTCATGCCAATATCCCAATCGTGCAATGTGCCCTTCGTCTCACAGTCATCAAAGTCCTCACCGAGGCGCACGAATCGTACATGCTCGCTTGGATATTCAATGTCTTTGAGTCCCATGTGTTCGGCATCATCCAATTCACAACCTTCAATAAAGTCCTGAATTGCCTTGATCTCTGGATAAGTGTCATACCATTTTATTTCATGCCAGACAACGAGCAATGTGCCCTCTCCGTTATAATCTTGATCAAGATGGTCGCAGCCTTTGAATATCATGGGGCGCGCCGCTGGTTCTTTTGCCAATACGCCAAGAAAATATGGCATAATGTCTTTGCTAACTGCGAGTGCTACTTCTGATCGGTATCCCATTGTTTATGCTCCAATGTGAGAAGTGTCAATCGGCTTTTCAATAGTTGCCTGAAGTTCTTCGGACCACTCGAAAGAGTCTTCGAAGTTGTCGAACTCTTCTTCAAAATATGATTGGTCAGCACGGTAGTCGGATTCAAGCTCGCGTATCACATATTCGCGTAAATCCTCCAGTGACCAAGTGTCAACAACGTTTGTGGCTAGTTCGAACCTGTTCTTTTCATTGTTTTCAGGATGCGACATTGATTAGCTCCAAGTATTTCTCTCTATACCATCTTGGCTTGCGGTCGTTTGTAAAATGTACCAAATAATCACCGTTGTTCGTTTGTTCTGGTGTTTTCAATATCACGCCTAAACCATTTTCAAATCTATGTCCCACTAAATCGCCAGCTTGCATGTTATTTGCCCTTTCTCTAAGTTTCTATATGTATTATCTCACACAGAGAACGTTTTGTCAAGAAGTTTTTAGTTAATTGTTAAGTTTCCAGCAAATATATGATAATGCTGCAAGTACCAGTAATTCAAACACTTTTCCTCCCTCAACCAACAACGCTGGTTAGAATTTTGTCCGAGTGCCACTTGATTGTGCCCGGTTTGCATGTGATAGTTTGCATTTTGTTGTTTGTAAATACTGTCAACTCATTTCGACCTACAGCAGTTACAATGGCATGCTTTTTGTTGATAGTAATCAGACTACCAACCGGCGGCAAACCCTCTTCTGTTAGAGTGCCGGGGTTCTCAATCTGCAAGAATGGGCGCTTCTGTCCCGGTACGCTGAACAACTTATACTTGCCCACTTTCTTTTCATCGAGCACCAACTTAGTTGTCTTGGGCTTGCCATTCAAAGAAGAATATTGTTTTCCCTCAACATGCCATTGGTTGCCCTTCTTTGTTGCTTTCTCAACCTTGAAAACAATAGTGCGATACTTGGGATAGGTGCGGAACGTTTGAAGTTCCCCGTTTGCGCCCATTGTTGCCTCTTCGCGAACCTTGCTGCGTCCCATTCCGAAACACCACTTTTTCATAAGAATATCATTAACTTGCATTATTTTCTCCCACTCTTCGGGTTTTTAAACATAAGGTTTAAGCCATCGCAAGCTATAAAAGCTATTGTAAATACCAAGTAAAATATTGCGATTGCTTCTACCACTCTTATATTATCTCAAAATAAACCAGTTTTGTCAAGTAAAAACTTCACTTTTTTACTCTTTTATGTCAACTGCGATAACACGTTCATTTGTCTTAAAGTATGGATGCGCCGCACAAGCCCTTGTAGTCATCCACATACGCTGGCAATTACTAGCCTTTGGTTTCGGTGCCATCATATCAGTCAAAACGATGTGACCATCAAAGTTGTTCTTATTGACATATGCCGTTGGAGCATCAAAATCCGTGCCTCCGCACATAACTCGCTCAGTTTTATGGTTCTCGCCCTTTTTCCACTCATAGACCAAAGCCTCTTCAACGCGAGTATCAAACGGAACAACGGTAAAGGTAGCATGTTTCGCCAGCTTGTTCAACTCGCTAAAGAAGGCTTCAAGCATGCCATCCGAAACCGATCCAGACTGATCAATGCTAATTGCAATGCGAGCCTGACGTTTCACTTTCTTGCCCGGATGGACATAAGGAAAACGCTTATTAATCTTACGCACTGTAGAGCGTTTGGCTGCGCGCTGTGAGGTCTTTACGAAATAACGTAGCACAGAGCGCCAATCAACAAAAGTGGCAAGGCGCGCCATAATATCGCGTCGGCATGCCGCAGGTACAGAACCCCAACCGCTACCTTGCTGCGCTTCTTCGGCTGCCTTTTTTATGTAATCTTTGAGTCTTTCCTTAGCGATCTCGCTAGTTGTAGAATTTGATTCACCCCAGCCCTCGTGAGAATCAAATTGCTCACCACCGGCACTATCGTCACTCGCGCCAGATTCTGTATTCTCATTTCCAGCATCCCCTTTACCTTTCCCCTCTTGAAACTGTTCATCCTCTTGCAGCTTAAGTAAATAGGCTTCTGCGCTAAGTCCTGACGGATAACTTTCAAACGGACCTGCGCCGGGAATCAAAGCAGTCTCAGGAAGTTCGCTAGAAAGATGCGAATTGATTGCAAGATCCGTAGCGTAATTCCAAGTCCTGTGGTCAACACCATCCGGCTTACGACTTGTAACGTGCTCAAAAACAAGATGATAGAACTCGTGTTTCAGTACTCCAGTGCGGTGATTATCTTCAAGTCCCTCAAAGAACTCAGGGTTGTAAACCATCTCAAACTGCGCTGTGTCTGGGTTCACACGAACACCGGCTGTGGGAATTGAAGTGGTCGCAATCTTGTTGATGCGACGACTCAACGCTGCAAAGAACGGCTCATCAAAAAGAAGGCGCGCCGTGTGCATGTTGAGGTTGAATTCTTTCTTTGTTTCGTTTACCATGATATAATTATCTCACAGGCTGAGTAAAATGTCAAGAAGAAAATGCCCTGATGTTGTTTTTTTTCAACATCAGGGCGCTTTTACTAGCCCTGCTCAGTACCAGTTAGAATTTCAACCATGTGAGCACTGACGGACTTGCCATCGCTAGCTTTGGCCTGATGGAGAGCAACCGTGTTCTCCATCTTGCCCTGACCGAGAACGGTCCATAGCTTCATGGCGACCTCAGAAGGTAGAATCACGAAATAATTCGCGAGGTTCTGGACCCGAGTTTTATTCAGATCCTCTTTGAAGACGTCTTTTGCCTCCATCTTCTCAATCAAAGCGTTGTGCTGGTTGATGTCCCAATCTTTCACTTTGTCAAGAGCACCAGCATCCAAAACATCTTCAATTGTGACCTGACGGTCGTAATTTGCAACGTAATCGTTGAAAGAGACAGCCGCCTCGAAACCAACGAACCCAGTGGCAAGGTTGAACAGTGTTGGGCTAGCCTCTTTCAAAAGATCCGCACTAACCAGACATGAATCCAAGCGTTCCCACGAACGGCGCGAAGGATATACCTTGTTAGGCTCGAATTCGCTCGTGTGCTCTAAGTGACTGTGATTGTTGTTAATAAAGTCCCAAACAACCGTGTCAACCTTGTCTTTTGCCCAAGTCAGCCAATCCTCAATGGTTGGTTCAATGTCAAACACGGTCCAACGATCAAGTTCTGCCGGGTCCATTTCGCCAACCTGATACTGATCGCCATGGTCGCCGCCATTGACAGCAGCAAAGATGAAAGTATCAGGGTGCAAGTGATGACCATTCAGCTTGCGGCTATCGGTCAACTCAAAGATACCTTGACGGACCTCAGTGGTCGCACGGTCAACCTCATCGAGAAAGAGCACAACGCCCTGATCACATGCAGCCTTGTACCAATCGGGAGGATTCCAAGACGTGATCTGACCATCAGTAGAGGGGAGGCCGAGCAGATCGCCTTCAGTCATTTGACTTGCACGTCGCTCTACCACTGGCATATCAGCGTTTTCAGCGTACTGATAAACAACCTGAGATTTGCCGATGCCATGGCGACCACGAAGCAAAACAGGCTTGCGAATCGTGGTTACGTGTGGAACAATTTCGATAAAAGTTTTGAAGTCAATTGCCATGTTGTGTGTGCCTCCCGGCTTTTCTCATTGTTTCTATAGTAATTATCTCACAGATTCTTCAATCTGTCAAGGTTTTTTTTACTTTTCTTGATAAAAATTCTGGAATTCTACCCAATCACTAACAGTGTGTGGTCTGGTATCCTTGTCAAAAATGTTAGTGAGCGCGCTTTCGCCCGTCAGCCAATTCGCTGGAACTTGGCTTTTCACCGACTCCGCTGAAAGAGGTCCGACGATGACAACAGGCCGATAAGGATCGTAGTTTTCGGCTGTCACCTTGTTTGTCTCATCTTTTGGCAAAGCCACGGTGTAATCAGCCGCCCGAACATTGGAGTTGTCCAAGTTGCCGATCCTAAAAGAGTTTGTTTCGTGCCAACCGCTGTGGATATACCTGTGATCTAGACTATTCCAGTCGATCCCTGTAACCATCGCTGGTCTTGGCGCATTTTCCCAAGTTTGGTAGGTTACGAGCGCCCCAACACCAACGCCGATGCGACTAAGATGCTCCAATGCCATGACTCGCCATTCAGCGGCTTTTTCTCGCGTTACGTTCTTTGCATGTTGCAACTCTTTGCATGTCTTTCGGTTGTGCCCGGAATGATTGCAATAAGAACACGTGCGGCTTCTGCTTCGCTGTTTCTTTCTAAAGTATTCTTGGGCGCGCCAGTCGTCCGGATCAGCATCCATGCGTTTTTGCATCTTTTCTCGTAATTCTGTGCATCCGGCCTTGTTGTGGCCGTTTTGCCAACAATGAGAACACCTAACTGTGTTGTTCCAACTCAAGTTTTTCTCCTTTGTTTCTTAAGTCCTGCCACTATTATATCAGAATGGTATATCGTTGTCAACAACTTTTTTAGCTTTTTTTGGATTCTTGCACTTTTTTATGTGTCGCTCTTCGCAATCAATGGGCTTCGCGGAGCCAAAGGGCAAAATCTTGTATGGTTTCGCGCCCTTAGCTGCGCTCTTAACTGTGCCTCCCGATGAAATGACAACACAAGGCATACCATTTGCGGAGCGTCGGTGGGACCAATCAGCAGTGGCGCGTACTTCAACCAGCGAACCAACAGGGTACTTTGGCGCAACATCATGTTCGGCCAGCACTTTTTTGGCGTACTTGTTTTCGCACATCTTTTTGTACTGCTTCTCAGTGGGGATATGGTTTTCTGTATTCAGGATGAGGTGAACAAGCGTCTGAAAGTATCCAGTGTGCCTATAATATTCGGCGCATATGCGCGCAGTGCGGCGATGTTCATCGCTGTACTCTTTGAACCAGCGTTTCGCTTTTGCGACTGCGCTCTCAGAAAGCTTTTCTCTCTCAATGCGATCAAGGATCTCAACCTGACGCGCAGAGAGCCTTCCACGTTTATTGAATTGCTCTTGCAAACTCTCAATAAAGCCATGTTCCCAATCGGTTAGAAGCTGTTTCTTTTCAAGAGCAGCAGTCAATCTTTCGAGCATCGTAGGATTCATGTTTTCTCCATCCATCGTTCATTATAATTATCTCACACGTTGAAGAAAATGTCAAGCTTTTTCATGTTTTTTTTCATGTTTTTTCTAAGCCCTTGATATCACTTTGACACTAGTGCGCCGGTGCCATGAAGAGTCGCCCACTAGGGCGCGCCTCCCCATCCAATGAATTTCCACGTCAATTCCGCGAGTGGCTTTAACGATGCCGCGCGCGCCATGAAAATGCTCTACAAGATCGCCAACTTTAGGTTTGGCTCTCACTGATTACCTCCAGTATCCAAAAAGGCTCATCCCACTTCATTTGTCGGCCTTTCATATCGCACACAAGATGCCAATCTTTCCAAGTGTTGCTGGTGCCTAAGTATATTCCTGTGCAATATACTTTTCCCATGTCATCTCCCATGTTGGATTTTATTGCCACTAGATCACCGACCTTCACTGATAACTTCCAGTTCAACGTCGAATCGAGAGTTCATAACACCATCGAACCATCTGACATGATACAAGTCCGAATTGCCAAAATAAGAATTAGGGCTTATATCAACAATAATGCCCATTGCATCGTTCTGTCCAAACTTTACTAGATCTCCAACTTTCATAATTTGCCCTCGCGCGCAGGAAAAAAAAAAAAA